ACCCTTTATGAAAAGAATAACCGAAAGGATAAATGAAAATGAATAACGAAAATCTATATGACAAACTGCCTGTGGTCGGGCAAATACTAATGTGCGTAGCGATGGTGTTGACAGTTCCAATTTGGTTTCCGTTTTGGATTTTACAAGAACTAAAACAAGATAAAATCGAACGAGAAATCGAGCGCAAACTAGAAGACGAAAAAGCTATTGAGAAAATTTTTGAAAACATAAGGAAAGAAATATAATGAACAAGGCACTTAAAAAACAACGAAGGCAACACAAGGGTGGCATTGGAAATATGCACAGCTTGGGTGGCGACATGGTTATATACGAAGATGGCAAAGACGAACAACGCAAGTCAACCAAGATTAGCAAACACAAACAAGGTTTTAAGAAAAGGAAATTAAAATGAACTACTTTGATAACCCCGCTATTAGCGCAACACTACTAAAAACTATTGCCAAACAATCTCCTGCACACGCAGTTGAGCGCATGAGGTCATTTCAATCGACAGCGAATATGAACTTGGGTACAGCCGTACACACTATGATTCTTGAGCCAAATAGATTGGACGAGGAAATTGCCATTGCGCCAGATTGCGACAAACGAACTAAAGCAGGAAAAGAAACCTTTGCAAAGTTCAAAGAAACAATTGAACACAGAACAGTTATCACGCAAGAGCAATATAGAACAGCGATGGATATGGCTTTAAGCTTCTCACAAAATCCTGAAGCCGTCAGCCTGTTAAATGAATTGGACGAACGTGAACAAGAGTTGTACTGGGTCTATGGGCAGAAAAATTTAGACTGCAAAGCGAAGATAGATATGATGTCTACGAAACACATGGCACTGTGCGATATAAAGACAACAGTTGATGCTTCGCCCGAAGGTTTCATGAAGCAGTCGGCAAATCTAAATTATCACATGCAACTTGCTTGGTACTCTCACGCACTCGGCTTAGAGCCAGAACACGCAAATGCCTACATCATTGCTATCGAAAATACTGCGCCATTCTCAACGGCTGTTTACAAACTTACACCAAGAGCATTGCGAGTAGGTTGGGAGATGTGCAAAAAAGCTGTTAAAGATTATGAGTCGTACAAACTCAAAATAGCTTTGAACGAAAATGTAAACATGTACTCGCCTGAAGTGCTTGACTTAGACCTTCCTGCGTGGGCTATAAAGGAAAAAGGAAAATAATATGCAAAAAGAATATATAGTTTCACATGCAAAATATGGAAAATTGACTATTTGTGCAATTCATAAGTTTGAGGCGTTAAATAATGCGTGGCGCAGACTTGTTGGACACCATCAGCCACCAGTAGTTTGCGGTATAAACAATTTACACTCGCACTGGAATGCTTGTAAAACATTAAATGATTACGAAGAATTTAATAATAATTTGTTGAATAGTGGATGGAGTGTAAAAGAACAACATGCCACTACTTAAACGAATACACATCAATCAGCATGTGATTAAAAGAAACAACAAAACTGGAGAGCGAGAGCCAGTAATTACTTGCAAGACATATAAAGAAAACAATTACTGTCACGAGGTAATCATAAACAAACACACAAAGGTTATTTACAGTCCAGACAAACCCCTGTCTTGCGGGGCTACAGTCTGGATTGAAACAACTGAAGAAGTGGAGTGTGTAGGCAATGGATAATTTAATAAAAACAATGGCGGGTATTGTAGATACAGCCAACTCACGCATAGGAGGCGATATGAGTTTTGAAACGGATTTGGAGTTCGGCAAGGATGCCGAAAAAACAATACTTGATAGAGTGCGAAAAAAATACCCTTTGGCTTTTATGATTGAGGGCAAGCACAAAGCGTATGATATTTTTGTCCCAGAAAAAAACATGGGAATAGAAATTAAATGCGATAGGCAAGCCGAGCAGACTGGCAATGCGTTCATAGAAATTGAATGCAATAAAACCTACTCAGGAATAATTACAACGACAGCCGAGTGGCTCGTGTATAAAACAAGTAATAGAACATTTTGGATAAAAACAAAAGAATTAAGGGATTACCTTATAGCTGAAGCAAAGGAATTGCCGATGTTTAATAGTACCCCACGAGGTGAAACATCATCAGTAAGGGGTTATCTAGTTCCTGTACAAGACTTTAAGCTGTTATCCTTTAGTGTGGAGAATACAGAATGCCTCACATAGACGAAAACATAAATGGTAAGTATTGCGAAATTTGTAAAAAGAATATCGCTATGCGTATGAAACTTTTTGATACAACTTACATATGCGAAAGTTGTGTAAGCAAAATAAGTACCTCATTGACTCCGTTAGATGTTATACAAGAAGAAAGAAAAAAAAGTAAATGCGACTAAATATCAAGCGCAAGCAAAAATACAACGCCAAGCCAACAGAGTACAAGGGAAGAAAGTACGACTCTAAGGCAGAGGCGTTGTTTGCATTTCACTTGGATGAGTTGATAGATAGCGGTGAAGTATATCTGTGGATACGACAAACACCGTTTGACCTAGGAGAAGACACCCGATACCGAGCAGATTTCTTTGTAATAGAAACGAATGGTGACTTTTACGCAGTTGATGTAAAAGGGATGGAAACGCCATCATTTAAAAAGATAAAGAAGCTCTGGAAGAAATATGGCGAAATGCCACTTCATATTGTCAAAAAAAACAAGGTAACAGAAGTCTTATGACCAAATCACTTATAGCAACGGAAGCAAATTTTAAACGCCTTGAAAAAATCACTAAAGACACATGGGTGGGCAGAGATGAAATAGCAGAGAGGATGTTTCTGACACCGCAACAGGTAACAACCGTTATTTCTAAAGCTAGATTAAATGGCTTGCCAATAATTACAAGAACACACATGAATAAAAGTCGTGGGTTCAAACAATATAAAGTTGCGAACGAAAAAGAAGAAAAGGTGTTGTTCCATATAGAAGAAAAAACAGCCACAAGGAACATTTTGATTTTAACCGCAGTTCTAAACAGCATTTTGGATATGCAAGATATTACGGAAGTACACGACATGGCGATGAATGGACTAACGTGTACTGGGCTTGGGCGGGAATCTGGCGAATGACCACAACAGACCAAAAGCGTAAATATAATGAAAAAAAGGAAAACAATCCGTTTGTTCGATGTTAAAGTTACCAACTGTAAGGAGGGTTAAGGTGAATCATGTTAAAAACATCATTAGAAGCTGTTACTCTTTCTGTACTTGGTTTTTCATCAAGTGGAACAAGCGCAATTGGTCTAGCATCAATGGCTGTGGAAGAAAACAATACTTTGACCGAACACACATGGATTCCCCTTGGCTTATTTCTCGCAGGTATAGCCATGACCGCAACAGTTGTATGGAAAGTGGCATCTCACAAAACAAATACGGATGCAAAGCTATTAGATTTACAGAAGCGAATAAAACGGCTAGAAAAAGAGAAATAAGTACGCACTTTTTCCTTTCAGCAGTCCTTGTTGCATACATTGTGGCAGGGATTGTTTTGTTATTAGGAGGTATAAATGTATAACTATTTATTCTGGAACAGATTGAAAGTGATAATTGGAGTTTCGGCTTTAAACTTCGCAGTTGCTTGCTCGTCACCAAAAACCTTAATTGACGATGGGGCAATCTACATAAACGAAAGAGCTGATACAACCAAAGAGATTGCTAGAGATATTTTATCTACTACCGCAGAGCCAGACACAGCAGAAAAAGCACAAGAAATAGTAGTTGTTCAGGATGACATTATCGAAACAACCAGTGAAATTAGAACTAATTTGCATGGTGTACAAGACACAACACCTTGGTGGGCTAGGATGATTTCACAGTTTTCTATCGCTTTAATCACGATAGGCGTAATTGTACTATTGTGGCAAACTGGAGTAGGAATGTTTATTAAGAAGTTATTTTGGATGATGGGCTTGTTTATTCCACAAAGAGCGATGCGGTCAGCAGAAGTTGATAGCAAGGCTCTTGACGAAACAAATCCATTGTCATATCGTGAGTCAGTAGCGGTTCGCAGGTCGAGTGACCCTGCATACGAATACGCATTGAAGAAAGTAAGAAACAGGAGTTAATATATGTTATTAGCAACAATTAGCGAGTTACTTGGAACTACGTGGTGGTGTATACTTTGCTTTATTGGTGGCGCACTTATTGGCGCACCACTATGGAAGATGATGCGAGAGAAAATGGGGTTTTGATTTAGGTTCAGGGAGGTTTTGAGGAATTGCGGTTGGCGAAGCGAGTGAATCATCAAGGAGTTATGTTCCCGACTCCCAATAGGTTGCTTCTTGAAGGTATGGCTCTTGCGGGTTACATCGCCTTCGCTAACAGCATTTCTCTGGAGCTTGAGGGAACAATAAAAGAATGGGACGAAACCTCGGACTTTGTTCGTGATGCTTGGATTGACTCAGCGAGGGCAATGTTTGTAATGCTTGCAGTAGCTTCTGGCGCAACAGTCACCGAAATTCCCGAAATTCCTAAAGACAAATAAAAAAAACGTGGTATCCTACCGTTTTACAATAACGGTGGAATAACGGTGAAAGGATAAATTCATGGTCGGAGGTCGGCATGAAAACAAATTTCATAGGGACATACGGATGCCAAAAAAACCAAGCGATAGAAGTGAAAACGGAAAGTTTGCCAAGGGCAACTCATTTGCCATACAAAAGGGTGAGGTGAGGAATCCCAAGGGTAGACCAAAAGGCGTGTCAATACACCAGAAGTTGCGTGACCTGCTTGAGGGCGAGGACGGTGAAGCTCTGGTGAGTGCAATCGCACAGGCAGGTATAGACCACGCTTGTGGCGGTAATCCAAAGTTTTGGGAAATGGTCGTAGCGATTATTGATGGCAAGATTCCCGACAAGATTGAACAATCGAATAGAACCACTATCGAGTTTGACGATGAGGCAAAAGAGCGCATTAGAAAAATAATCGAGGCATCCGATTATGTGAGCGATGACAAAGATAATTAGTAGCGAACTGGTCGAGGCGTGTAGGCACTCGCCAAATGTATTTGCTAACTGTGTTATGGGATTTGCTCAAGGCGAGATACACAGAAAGATGCAAAAGCATTTAACAATGTACGACAATTGCTATATTGAGTATCCTAGGGGTCATGGCAAAACAGCGCAAATGACGATGCGGGTAGCATGGGAAATTGGTAACGACCCAACTGTGCGAATCAAATACATACAGCAAGCTGAAACAGAAGCCAAGAAAACAACAGGGCTTATCAAGTCAATCATCGAAAGCGAATTGTATAAAGTTGTTTTTCCTGAGATAGAACCCGACATGGATACGTGGAGGAAAGCCGACTTTAAAGTGAAGACCGAAAAGTGGCAAAGAGATGCAACGGTAGAAGCAAAACCTATATTCGGTCGTGCAGGTGGTCGTGCAGATATTCTCATTGCAGACGATATTTGCGACTTGAGAAACGCCATTCAACAATCAGCGTTGCGTGAACAAGTCAAAGAGTTTTGGAATACAAATTGGTTGCCTATGCGTGACTTTACAAAAGACCGACCCGCAAGAACATGGAAGGTAGGAACTTGTTATCACGCAGACGACATAACGGCTGATTGGAGAAATATGCACAGAGATACAACTGGTTTACTGCGGTTGCCAGTTGTAGACTTTGAATCACCCTGGCACGAAGCAATCACAAGAGATGAACTAATCGGGATTAAAAAAGAGATTGGCACATTTGCTTTTGCTAGGTCTTACGAGTTAGAACCTGTATCAAGTGACTTAATCATATTCGATGGCGAGTGGATTAAAAGTTCAATGTACACAGAGATACCAGAGTGGGAAAGTCAAAACGGAATAATGATTGCATCAATGGACTTTGCTTTCACAGAGAAGAAACTAGATGGCGACCCTGATTGGTCTGTGTGTATCATTGCTTGGAAAGACCGACACAATGGAATATGGCTCAAAGACATAATTAGACAGCGTTCAACATTTCCTGAGTTCAGCAGAAATGTCATCGAGGCATTAAGGCGCACAGGAGTTTCTCAAGCTGTTGCAGAGGCGAATGGACCACAACGAGGTTTGGTACAGCAAATGCAACAAGATTGTCCACACACGCCAATACGCCCACTAAATCGTGACAAGGATAAAATCACAAGAGCTTCAGAAAGACAGGGTTTTGTCGAGGCGGGGATGTTGCATTTTCCAATGGCTAATGGATTTGTGCGGGATGACTTTCGTGTTGTCTATGATGAGATGACAACATTCCCTGTTGGCGGTCACGATGATACGGTCGATGCAATCATTGACTTAATCGAAATAACAGTAAACATGGGCGAACCATTGAAGACACAAAGAATTGATAACCGTAAAAAGAATGTTGGAAGTTTGTACGGCATCACAAACAAGAAATGGGAAAAACACGAAAGACCGTAAAAACTTTTTTTTCTTGCAACGAATCTTTGTTCTGAATATATAAACAAAGAAAGTCGTAACCAATCTTAAACAAAAACAATCAAAAACCACACGAAAAAGATTTTTGAAAAAAGTTTTTGGTGGGTTTGCGTTTCATAAATAAAACTTTTCTATTCGTTTTGTTGAGTTGGCACGAAAACGCAAATAAAATTTTGAACGCAAAAACGAATTATGGTAAAATACACATATCGAAAGGAAAAACACTTTTGATAAATTGCTCTTTGACAAGTGAAGATGTGTTGTTCAAGAAAGGAAACTTTTATGAGTACAGATAAACACATAACGATTTATCAATTAGAAAAAATCCTTGCAAAGGATAAAAGATTTGAAGATGCCCCTGAAAATGTTGGGGGGATGGATAATGAAACGACTCGATACTTCATACACTCCCACAGCGGTTGGGTTCGTGACGAAGGATGCCACAGTGAATATGTAGAGTTCTACGATGACAATGGCAAATCGGTTGAAACACTTTCTAAGATTACGGAACTTCTCGATGCCTTTTATTGGTGGGCAGAAGACCCAGAACTGACAGACTAAAACTAAACCCGAACAGCACATCTTCACTGGCAACGGTCAGTCGCTCTTTGACAAGTAAATACCGCACTGCTCAAGAAAGGAATACTTATGAATAAGAAATATGAGTTTTTAGCAGACACCGTAAGCGATGCGTTTGCGTGGTTGAAAGTGTGGTCGGAGAACGATGTCCCAGAATTACTGGGGTGGAACACTTCACCAAAAACATTCAGGTCTGATGTGGCGAACTGCGACATCAAAAAGTGGATAGCAACAGAGAAACATTTACGAGTCAGCGACTCTGGGATTTGTCAAGACATAATCTCAGACCTAGACTCTCGATACGAATAAGATAAATAGAAATTAGACCGAGCAGTGTGGTATTTACATGCCAAACAACAAAAGGAGAACAGCATGAAGTTATGGACAATCTACAACACGACCATCAAGGACTACTTGGTGGACAACAAAGGCAAGGTAGCCACCTACACGATGCGGAGGCAAGCGAAGCAGGAAGCTGATGACTTCAACTCAATGCGTAAGGACAAGCCGTATGAAGTACGAGAATACAAAAGGAGAAAATGAAAATGGAAAAACAAATACCAACAACAGTAAGCGTGAAATTAACCGAGGCACAGATTGATTGGATTATCAACGAGTGTGAGCATTGGCATCATGGCACTGACATTGAAGAAAATGACACTAGGCATATTGACCTTGCCAAAAAGTTGCAAGGCAGATTAGAAGCTAGAGGTCTGGAGCAAACACATCCATTTGGAAGAAAGCCAACAGAAAGAGAGATTGCAGATGCCCAGTTTTTAAAACTGTTTGGCTAATCACAAATAGCCACTACAAACCAAATCGGTAAATCGGTCTAATTGATTGATGTATCGGTTTTTTTTCGGTTACTATACGGACATGGCTAAAAGAGGAAAACACGCAATTACTCAAACTAGGGATAACAAGGGAAGATTTGCTCAAAGCGATGACACCCTTGACAGAAGCAAAAGTCCAGAACAGGTGTTACAACCACCATTTGCCTCGGTCGTAGAATTACAACGGTCGTACATGAGCCACTTCACGAAAGTGTTGAGGCGTTCGGATATGGCACTTCGCCAAGACCGCCAACTACAAAGGCAGATGAGGCGTGACCCAGATGTCATGTCCCCATTGTTCCAAAGGCAGTCGGCAGTTGCGCTATTGGATTGGGAGATTGTCCCAGAAGATTCAACCGATGAGGTGCAAGTCGAACAGGCAAAAGAGCTTCAGAGAATTATCCAGAATAACCTTACTCAACCCGTTGAGTTTTTCAAGAGCATGTTGGAAGCAGTTTGGTACGGTCCATCCGCAATTCAGATAACGCCAGAAGTTCGTGGTGAAGATATAGTTCCAGGAAAGTGGATGCCAATACACTCAGACACCTTGGCGTTTACTGAAGAAGGCGAACTTGGTTTATATGTTGGTCGAAGGTATGAGGGAGCATGGCAACAAGGTCCGTATGGTCTGCTACATATTCTTGAAGAAGAAGAACGAGAGCAAATCATATTCCACACACACAATACCGAAGGTGCAGATTACGAAGTAGCAGAAGAAGCGGGATATGTTTATTCGGGTCGTGGACTTCGTGATGTTGTGTGGTTTCAGTGGGTTATGAAACAGACTGCCCTGCAATTCTACATGACCTACGTAGAGAGATATGGCATGGGCATACGTGTTGGCACATACCCAGACGGCAACGCATCTGCACAATCTGTCATGCAAGATGTAATGGAAAACTTGGTCGGTGATGTTTCGGTTCTTATACCCAAGCAATCAGGTGGGGAAGATTTATATTCGCTCGATATTAAAGAGGTCAATGGAAACAACGCAAGAATCTTTGCAGATTTAATCGAAGGATACTTGGCGGGTCAGATTAAAGAACTCATTATTGGTCAGACAGCTACGACAGAAGCCACAGCAACAGGTCTTGGTTCTTCGGTTGGCGACCAACACGCAGAAACATTTAGGCGCATTATTCAAACGGATGCAATTGGTCTTGCCAATACTCTTACCGAAGAATTTGTCCGAAGGTATCACAAATACAACTTTGGCGAAACGGACTACCTGCCACGTTTTGAGTTCGCACTAGAAAAGAATGACCCTCGTGAGTTTATGGAAGGTGTACGTTCGTTTGTCGAACTAGGTGGCTCAGTTTCCCAACGGCAAGCAAGGGAAATCTTGGGTATTACAGAACCAGAAGAAGGCGAAGAAGTATTATCATCACAGCAAGACCAACAACAAGCTATGCAAGAAGAAATGATGCAACAGCAAGGAATGGGTCAGCCACAACAGCAGGGACAAGGACAGCCAAGCCAAGATGATATAATGAGCCAGTTGTTTGGCGGTGGTATGCCCAAACCACCTAACGCAGAAAAGGCAGATAAAGCATTCAAGGAATTTGCAAAGAGTTTGAAGAAACACAATTTAGGTAAAAAACAATGAGTAAATATAAAAGTTCATACGCAAAATTAGCGGTCAATCGAAAGAACAAATACGCAAGTGATTGCGGTGCAGGTAAAGAAGGCTCAAGTGGATTCCAACCTGGCAACACCTGTGCGGGTGACGGTGGTACGGGTGGTGGTGATGCTAAACAGAAGCCCAAAATGCCAAAGAAACCAAAAGACCCTTTAGACAAAAAACAATTAGGCATTGCCATTGATACGCTAGAAAATCCCGCCAAAGCGTTAATGGGTGGACCATCTGTATCCGAATCAAGAGAAATGTTGGCAGAAAAGTTTGGATATAATGACGAGCAACTAGATTGGCTTCAATACGGTCAGCATGGCGAAGATGCCCCCGACACAGGTGGTGGCGAAGGTTCAATACCCGAAGGTGCAAAACTACACAAAGGCGATTACTATTGGGAAGATTACAACGATGCTAAAAATTGGGCATCAGAAAACGGTTGGGAATTAGAAACAGACGGACACGACAATATAAAATCTTTTGGTCAAGGTTGGTCAGTACAAGCAGGTCCAAGTGGAAATTATGCAGGTCAAGACCCAGAAACAGGAGAAGAAGTCAATCCAAGAGAATGGAAAGGCATTGATGGAATGGACGATGCCGACACAGGTGCGGGCGAAGGTTTCGATGAAACGCCTGGAGCAGATGCACCAAGCAAAGAAGATATTGAAGCGATGGAAGGTCTTGACATCATGCAACCCGACACAGGTGCGGGCGAAGGTTTGGCAGATGAGGATGTATTGTTTACTGGTTCTGGAAAAATTGAACTTCCACTTTCCGAAGAAGCAAAAAGAGATGGTGCAACAATTTACAATACCGATATGAGTCATATTTCAGATGAAATTTTAAATGAAGAACTAAATCAAATAGGTGACGGTTGGGATGTTGAAAATATGGATAGGCAAGAGAGGGAGGGTCTAATGTTGGAATCGCTCGTCATGGATGCCGAAGATAGAGCATTTGAAACAGGTTCGGGCGAAGGTGGTGGCGAAGGTGGAGTCCCAGACTCCCCAACGAGCGAAGGTGGCAAGCCATACGGAACAGATTCAGATATGCGGGTTTGGATTGGCGACTTGGGTGCACACAACGCAGGAGAACTTAAAGGCGAATGGGTAAACGCATCTGATGTTCAAGAAGCATGGGAACACTTGCGTGAGAATGAAGGGTACGGTGAAGAATACTATATTGGTGATGTTGAGGGTGTTCCAAGAGATTTGGCAGGACAATACGGTTATGGTGATTTAGATGAAATAGCAAACTACGCAAACACTATGGAATCACATGACAACCCTGAAGCATTCCAGGCGTATGTTGATGCAACAGGTTTAAATATGGAAGATGCTGTCGAACAATTTGAAGATAGATACGCAGGTGAAGCAGGTGATATGGGTAGGCGAGGAAGTTACGATTTGCCTATGGGATTCGTTTATGATTTGATAGATGACACAGGCGGTGTAGAAGAAATCATGAAAAACAATCCTGGTTCTTATGTAGACCGAGAAAAACTTGTGCGTGATTTAAGTTACGACAACAGATACGATATACAGGAAGATGATGAGGGTTCAAAAGTTGTCGATGAAGATGGAGAGGTCGTATATCATGGAAGCGACTTTGATGATGCAGAAGGGTGGATTAAACAATCTGACGAAGAATTAGCAGACGAACTTATTGAAGGCGGTGGTTTGTCAAATCCAGATTCTTACTTCGACTACGAACAGTACGCATTTGACTTGGTTATAGGTGGCGACATTATGGTTTCAGATGGCTATGTATTCTGGAATCAGTGAGTGTCAAAACTATCCGACCAGATACGACAGGAATATCGTGAAGCGGTAGCATGTGCGGTAGAGGGCAAGGACGATATACAGGCGTGGGGTAAAGTATATCAATCGCTATCGCAAGCTATCTTTTCCGCTTGGCTATCCTCGGTTGCAGATAACACCGAAGGCATAGAAGAATGCGATGTTGCAAAACTAATCTTTGCCAAGTCCGACTGTGGTGCAGGAAAAGATAACGCCCCAGGTTTCCAACCTGGAAACACTTGTGCGGGAGAAGGCGGTGGTGAAGACATACTGACATCTGCAATTAAAAAACATGATTACAAATCTGAAGATTATAGAAATAAGAGTAGACTTGCAAAACAACTAAAGGATATAGTTTTAGACAGCAATAACAAATCTCAAATAACCAACAATGTCGAATCAGGCACAATTTTTGCTGTACACGAATCTTTAAAAGACCTCGAAAATTTTAACTTGAAAGATTTATCACGTTGGTATGGAGAACATTATCAACCCGATGCAAACAGAATTTATAAAACAGGCAACAAATCAGATTTGGCTTCTACTGAGTTTTACGAATTTGTAAAATCGTATGTCACGATGTCAGAAGAAGAACAGTTAGAAAATCAAAACAAACTAGTAAAAAAAGCAGACGATTTTGTTTGTTCGGTCTACTTAGACGGTGCAAACATTGCTTACGATAGCGAATCAGGTGTTGAAGATTATGAGTACACAAACAAAAGTGGTGAAAAATCTGGCATAACAATGATTTCGAAAACAAAAGTCTTTGAAGATGTAGAAGAATTTATAGACGACAGGTTTACATTAAGAGATGCAGACAAAGCTGAAATTAGAGTTCTGACGGAATTTGGAGAAGAATTAGACGGTACAGTTAAAAGCGGTAAGATAAAAGAATTGTGGAAACACAAAACCAAGAACTTTTTAGAAGCATTATCTGATGTTAAAAAAATACTAAAAGAGAAAAACATACAGATACCAAATTTAGAAATTCACATGAGTATGTACCCATTTCATAAAAAACACACCTCATTAGCCGTATTTACAAACCCAGGCAGAGGTCTTACTGAGTTCAAGTCACCATTAAGTTTTAACCTAGAAGATTTTGTTTGGGAAAATTCTGAAAGAGTAAGAGAGAGTACAGAGTATGAAGATGATGACGGAAATGAAGTAGAACAATTTAAATTTGTAGCAGGACGATTAGAAAAAGAAGATGCACTTAGACAAGTTATTTTGCATGAAATAGGACACCAGTTGCACCACACCAACTTAGCGTTTGATAGTATTAAAAGAAGGCACAAAACACCCGACAGTGTAGAAAATTTAATTAAACATCATAAAGAAGGGCAATTAACAAGGGGTACAAAGTCGGGTGAGGAGCTTATGTACAGGACATCGCAATTTTTGTCTGACTTAGAAGTAACACATGCTCAATATGAGCAAAAACCTTGGGACATAGCTCAGTTTGAAGAAGGTTTAGATATAGTTGATGGTGGTGATTGGTTTAGATATATAAATGCAAATGTATCCAATTATGCCTCACAAAATCATTCCGAATTTATAGCAGAAACTTTTTCGGGTTTATCGCTTGGTTTGGAGTTTGACGACCTAATTATGAAAATGTACGAAAACTTAGGTGGACCATTGGTGGGCTAAATGACATATTTCATAGAAAAACCAAAAACTATACAAGAACTAGATGAGCAATTAGAGTTTAGTTATGCAACACTAGGCAAGCCAACAAACTGGAAAGAAAATAGACAAAGACTTATTAAATTGTACAACCTGAAGATAACACACGCTAAAAGTGACTGTGGCGCAGGTAAAGACAACGCTCCTGGTTTTCAAGAAGGGAATACTTGTGCGGGTGACGGTGGTGGAAAGACAGAAAGCGGTACAGCTCCATATAGTATAGGCACAGAAACAATAGGCAAGCTCAAAGGTGCGGGTGTGTTTATACACGAAGGTGTAGAATCTTCAATTATCGAATACGAAGAAATGTTAAAAGCGGTACTTGACAACCCAAAGCCACAAAGAAAACAATCTAGTAAAACGAACGAAAACCTAAGAGAAGTTACTGAATCATACGCAGAAAACTTCTATTCTAAACAAGCTTCGTGGTTAGCAAACATTGATGGATTTGATAGAGATGCGTTACATGAATACACAACTGGTGATTACGGTGCAATGAACAGACTGTTACTAATGGTAAAAGATGGTGAGGTAGACGAATCGGAAATGTACGATACTGCTACTTACCGATTGCAAAAAATGATAGAAGATGCTCCAGAGTTTGATGGTTCGCAAAAAGTTTATAGCGGAATATCACCTGGAAAAATCCTAGACATAGTAGATGATAACTACAACAGAAGTAATGGACTGTATGATTTGTTTGCAAAAAAACTTTTTAAGTTGGCAGAAAGTTCAGAGCAAAGATACGAAGACGGAACGGGTTTTATAGATGAAGATAAATTTAATTCCGAGGCAAAAGAACTAATAAGAAACGCAGTTATAGACAAAATTAAAAAACGATGGTCTGAAAACAGAAACTCGATAATAAGTATAGATGGACTAATATCTACTTCTTCAGACATAGATGTTGCGTTACATCATTCGTCACCAGAAGACATAAAACTTGGCAGGGGACTAAACGAAGCAAGTAGAATGTCACGAATGTACTTGCGTAAGCTAAATAAACTACTACAAAAAAACGGTTTTGATTCAGTAACTTCTAGTTTTCTAAATGAAAACATGGCAAGCATTCCAAAAACTATACTCAGAATAAATGGACTTAAAAAAGGAGTTGCGGTTGAGCCGTTTGCCAACCAGGCATATCCTGACGAATTTGAAATTATTGTTGGTGCAGGACACAACACATGGAAATTAAATTCAATAGAGCATAACGAAGATGACGATAAAATTTATGTAGATGTGGAGGAAGTATGAGTAGGTTTATACTTTTGCCAGAACGTGTAACATTATCAAAAGCTAAAGATACTTTTGCCAAGTCCGACTGCGGAGCAGGTAAAGATAACGCACCTGGATTCCAAGAAGGGAACACTTGTGCGGGAGAAGGTGGTGGTGCGGGTGAGGGCAAACCCAAACCGTTTCTTCACAAACCGAACAAAGAGCTTGCGAAGATGTATGGTGCAGAACAAGTGTTTCACGATAGCCCAGGGGGGGAATGGGAAGAAGAGAAAAAGAAAGAAGTTTTAGCAAGAGATGTAGAAACTAGAGAATACAAATGGCAAGATGATTTCCAAAAAAAGTATTATCCAGAATTAAGCGAAGAAGAAAGACACAAAAGAATAGTTAGGGAATTAAGTGGTAGGCGAATGGGTGCGCCTACATTAGTGCTAAGAAACATATCAGTAAACCCAAATATACTTGAGTTTGTTAATGGTTTTTATAATGAAATAAGAGAATTGTCTTCGCCTAGAACACAGGTGTTAGTTGATTCTATGAAGAAAGATGGTTGGAAAGAAGACAGTTGGATACACATTGCTGTTCTAAGTGATGGCGATGTTCGTATCATGGAAGGCAACCATAGAAAAGTAGCATCATTAGAAGCGGGTCTTGATAAAGTAAATTTAGAAGTCAATTATCACCTTGGAGCAGAAAAACTTGACCCAGAAGAATACAGTGACGAAATTTTTCATCCAGAAAATCTATACGAATACATTGAACAGTTAAGAAGTAAAGATAAATCTGAACATAAGAAAAAGTTCGCATCTGATTGCGGAGCAGGTAAAGAGGGTAGTGCAGGGTTTCAGCCAGGTAATACTTGTGCGGGTGAGGGCAACAGCCAAACATCTACACCAGAGTTTAAGAACTGGTTCGGTGATAGTTGGACTCTTGATATGGATGGAAACGCTCAAGTTTTATATCATGGCACTACCGAAGATTTTGATGAATTTGAAATTGAATCACAAAAAGAGGGTATGTTTGGTAGTGCTTTTTATTTTGCTGAAGAAGTAAGTGTTGCGGGTTCACACACAATACTTGACAAGGGCGAGTCGGGTCAGAACATTAAACCTGTTTACATAAAATTAGAAAAACCTATATTCATACCGCCTTCAAACGACTTTACATCAAGACCTGTTAAAAACAATTACACAGAAGAATGGGAATATAATACAGAAATAACCACAGGAGAATTTTTTGATTCTTTAAGCGAATCCGAAGATAAAGATTTTGGCAAATATCTTAAATGGCTAAAAAAGAAAGACGAGGAGAATTTTTGGGAATTTGATAATTCCTTGAATGATGGTGTTGTCTATTATGATGACATTTGGGATTTCTTTGCGTGGAGAAAAAACCCAAGAAAGAGGAAGCGAATAAAAAGGGGTTCTTATGGACTAAAGGGTGGTTGGGAAGACCAATCAGACATATACACAGACACGCACGAGTTTTACCAACGACTTGGATATGATGGTTTTGTTGTCTACGACAATACAAACTATTACACAACCCTGTATGACGAAGAAAGTCCAGAGGGATATATAACAGATGTTGAGGGCGGTCAAACATACGGAGTTTTTGACCCTACACAAATTAAATCAGCCACAGGCAACACAGGTGACTTTGACCCAGACAATCCGAAGATTACACATAAGCGAGAGTTTGCCAGAGATAAGGACATACAAGAAGAATTTGACTTTATGTTTGACGAGTTCAGAATTGATTTCGATTTTGAATCAGCTCCTAACCTAAGAGCATTGGCAGATTTAGAAGGCAGAGTCCCAATGCTACGCATGCAAGTAGAGCAGATGGAACGAATAGCCAACAACATGGCTATGGAAATCGTTTCTACTGAACGGCTTAACATACTACCTTACCTACAAAAAACATCGCATGCTATAAAGTCTGCTTTGCGTAATGCTTTTTGGGTATCCGATGTGGACCATGCAACTGTTGTCAATCTTCAAAAACTTCTAGCTGATGCTATTCGTGGCGTTATGCCAGATAAGTCGCTTAGTCTTCCAGAATTTATTGATAGTTCCAAGTTAGAAGGCGCAGTAAATTTAACCGATGCTCGGCTAGAAACTATCTATCGCACCAACATTATGACATCGGCTAACGAAGGAGTCATGTCTGTATTGCGTTCGGACGAGGGGCAAGATGCGTTTCCGTTAGTGATGATTACTGAAATTGTAGATGATAGGAGTAGACCACACCACGCAGTAATGGACGGATACATCACAACTCCAGGCGAAATGGATAGGCAAAACCTAAGACCGCCAAATGGTTACAACTGTCGGGCTACACTAATAAAGATAGATTGGGATTCCGCAAACGACATGGGTTTACTTGACGAATATGGTAATCCAGATATGATTGCAATAAATAAGAAGAATACGCCAGAACAGCAAGGTTTAATAAAAGCAGGAATTTACCCAGACGAAGGTTTTAAACGAGGGAACTTTATATGAGGCACAAGACATTTTACACTTTGACCGAAACAGCTTCCATGTTGCGAGTAAGCGAAAATACGATTTATCGGATGGCAAGGCGAGGGGACATCAATGGAACGAAGGTTGGAAGACAGTGGAGATTTTCCGATGAATCCATCCAGAACATGAAAAAAGCTTCTGACAAAAAAACCCACTACTAACCACAACTGCCCAAACACTAAAAAAACCGCACATATTCTGATAAATGTGTAGATAATCATAGTATGGGTAATAATCCGCACATGCCTTCGCATTCAGTATCCGACAATGGCGATAAAGTCACAATACACGACTTGGAACTATTTGTAGGACACATTGATGGCTTTGATGAAGACGATTCAGATATAAAAGACCTCGACACAGAGGCAATCGAATCTATCATCACAAAGACGAAAAGGCACATGAGCGCAGGAGCTAACCCAAAGCTAGTCTTGATGCACCAAGACGATAACGGGAACTCGCCAACAGAGTCAATCGGAGATATTGTCAAAATACACTCAAAGCCTATACGGATTCTATGCGATGACAACTCTACATTTGAGGGCGCAGGTATTGTTGGCGATGTCGAGATGTCAAAGAAAGATTTTGAAAAATATCTTGCATCTAATCAATACCCCAGAAGAAGTGCAGAAATCTGGGAAGACGGACATTTAAGTGAAGTGGCTTTGCTCGGTAGGGAAACTCCTGCCAGACCACTTCGGGACACAAAGTTTACACGCACAGGTACTAAAAAGGTTTTTCATAGACCCGCAACCTTTGGAATGGTAGCACCTGGAAGTGGAAATACATACGTAACAGGGTCAGAACAAGAGGAACACGAGATGCCAGACATCACAATGCCAGACCACGAAGAAGATGCAAGCTTGAAAAAAGACCTGCTCTCCAAATATCGTGCTGAGAACGATGAGTTAAAGGACAAGATTTCCAAACTAGAAGCGCAAATGGCTGAAACAGAACCACCTTCAGAAGATGAAGAAGAAATGATGTTTGATGCTGAAATGCTAGATGAGGAAATGCCAGAAGAAGAAAAATTTTGCAAAGGCGAACACTGTGAAGATGAAGACGAAGAAGTAAAACAAGAGTTCAAAAAACTTCGCAAATCTGCATCTGGAACTAAGCTTCTACGCACATATTCCCGCATTAAAAGGCAACGAGATTTGTACAAGAAACGCCTTGACGGAATGGCTAATAAGGTGAAGAAAGAACGATTCAATCGAGCATTGGACAATCTTGCTTCACAAGGCTACCTCGTAAAAGCACACAGAGATGTAATGCTTGCAGAGTTGATGGGATGCAAAGACCCAGTTGCAAAATTAAAGTTCTGGAAATCAACGATGAAACGAGTACCAGTTGGCAAAAAAGTCAATACTAAAAATACTCGGCAACGAACAAAAGTAAACTTCAGTATTGACCAGAAGAAACAAGCTTCTGAAAATGCTGTAAAACGAATTGCCCAAGAAGGTCTTGAAGCAACACAGTTCCAAAAAGTCTACCAAGAAGAACTCCGTAAATCTTAACTAACAAGAGAGAAATATCATAATGACACATTCAATACAACCAAACCTAGAGGCGGGTGGAACAATTCGTCCATACCGTATCATAAAAGTATCTACATCCGCAGATAACCAATGCCTCGAATCCGATGCAAATGAATTATCTATCGGAGTAGTTGCAGGAAGCACTCGTCAATTCGATTCAGCAAACCACGCAGAAGATGGCGACCATGTAACTTTGCAAATGGGTTCAATCGTCAATGTAGAATGCGGTGGGTCTATTACTCGTGGCAATAGTATCGAAAGCGATGCAGATGGCAAAGCGGTAGCAGAAACCGCATCAGGCACATTAAATCGACACACCTGCGGTATAGCGTTAGAGTCAGGTTCAAGCGGAGAAATAATCCGTATGCTTTGGCGACCGAAAACCGCACGACACGACCTTTCATAATAACTAATAACACTTAAAGAAAAAGAGATACCAAAATGGCAGAAGTAGCACCAGGACAAGCAAACACCTATGTCCCTACATTCAGTGAAGCGACAGGATTAGTACAGGTTGAGTTTTCACGCAACCCAAGTTCCTTCGCAGTAAACCAATACGCAAAATTAGTTCCTGTATCAAAAGATACTGGCTACTACCTCAAGATTGATGAAGAAGAACAAGCACGAGTCGTCAGCACCTCCGATTGGGTTTGGGGCGATGGCAACGATGCGCCAGAAGGCATCCAACAAGACCACGAGTTCAGCACATTCAGAACTCAACGTCATGCACCAACTTTTCAACTCGGACAGAAATCAGCAGGTAATGCCGACTTCGATGTAATCGCATCACACGCTAGAATGTCGGCATCAAAGTGTATGCGTATTCGTTCATACCGATGCGCTGAAGCTCTTACTACAACAGGTAACTGGGTAACAGGCACAACTGACACAGCAACTAATATTGGCGGTGGTAAGTGGAGTTCAGCAACATCATCAAACAACTACATTCAAAAGTCATTTAATGGCGTAGTTGAAGCAATCCTTTCTAACACTAACGAAGCAGTTACAGCAAAAGACATCACAGCAGTAATGTCCGACCAAACCGCACACGCAATCACAGAATCTGCGGAATATCGCACGTATTTCCAAGGAAGTCCGTTCTCAGCAAACTTTGTTCGTGGCGCAGGAGAATTTGATGAGTTCCTACTCCTTTCAACATTCTTTGGCGTTGGTGGAATTATTGTAGACCCAACTAGCCGAGTTACAAATCGTAAAGGTGGCACGAAAGCACGTTCACGAATCTTTGATGACGATTGTGTATTCGTTTCACGAGTTGGTGGTCAAATGGGAACAGAAGGCGTTCCAGATTTCTCAACACTTTCAATCTTTGCTTATGAAGATATGACCGTAGAAACCGAAGATGACACATGGAATCGTAGAATACGAGGTCGTGTAGTTGATGATTCAGCAGTGGTTCTAACTGCACCTCTAAGTGGGTACTTACTCCAAGACGTGTGGGACTAATTAGGACACAAATAGTTTTAATCGTTCCCCCTCTGGTTACCTCCTCCAAGATTCGGGGAATTGATTAAGACATATTGGGTTACGATTAACCCGACCCCCTACGAGGGCGGGAGGGATTTTCCCTCTCGCCTTCTTTTATGGAGATTACATGGCACAAGCAACTTACATCACAGCATCCGAACTAGCAGAGTCTTTTGATTCTAGGATGATTAAACAATTGTCTTCGTATACGGGAAGTCCACAATCTAGCGTGGACAACTCAACTGTAACGAATGCTATTGAAAAAGCATCTTCAGAAGTTGAGTCTTATGCGTTGCGTGGTGGTCTTTACACATCTACTAATTTGTCTGATTTACAAACCTCGGACGATTGGGCTTTAAAAACACTTGTTTCCACCTTGACAATGAAACATTTGTTTCGTGGCAAAACGGGTCAAATACCACCTGACATGATTGCAATGGTTGGAGAAGCTACAGCGACTCTTGAAGAATTGCGGGAAGGCAAGAGGGTGTTCAATCTAAGTACCACCCACGATGCAGGTAAGGCAAAGGCGTTTACTATTAGCTCAAACGTGAGAAGTAATTTAAATATGCCTTCTGATGGCATGAACTTCCCTAGAAGGATTACCAATAAATACTAATGGCAACACTACGCATTAAATCCAGTGAACTTGGTGGTGCTTTGATGACACGAATTACCGACTTGGTAAATAGCCAAGAGCTATCTACTGTGTTGGTTGATAGGGCTAAAACTAGAATTAGAAACCAAGGCGACTCAACACATAAGTACGAGGAGCTTTGGGCAACAAGGTTTAGCGCAGGATACAGAAAAGGTGGAAAAGCATTACGTGACACTGGTGTTCTAATGTCCAACCTGCACTCGGAATCTTTAAAAAATTCGACAAATAGGGTTCGGTGGATTCTTAAAGACGGAACGGGATATGGTTTAAAACACCAAGAGGGTTACACAGTCAGAGGACCAATTGCTATACCCCTTAACAAAAAGTGTGCAAGCATTCTAGCTCGGCTTGGCGACCCTCCCCATGACATTAGTGCTATTCCAGATTTTTTAGAAGAAGCACCTAGTTTGAAAGAGGCTCAAAAAGGTAGTAACGCATCTATTAAATGGGACTATTATGTAATAGATTATGAAGGCGATATGGAAGTAAAGCCAAGAAAGATTGCGAATGCTCCACCAGAAGACATTAAAGCTATATCAAGAGTAATAAAAAGAAGAATTAGAAAACAAGGACAAAAATAAAATGGCAAACATTTTTAACATAAGCGGAGCTACAACCGTCCAATATGATACAAGCAGTACTGCGGGGTCAAGTTTTAGTGGGACGGCTTTAGGACAAACCGACAGTAACGATTTAATTTCATTTGAACTAGAGTATTTTAAAGAGCCAATCCACACGACAGAGTTTGGTCCTCATATACCCGCCCAATACGTCAATCATGGTGCGTTGGGCTATTTAAGCATGACATTAGTTAAGTGGGACTTAGATGCACTAGAAGATTTAACACAAATGTTGCCTGGCACAATAGTTGAATCATCCATCGGTAATATAGGTGCATTGATGCTTGGTGCTGATACAGCCGTAGGTGTTGCAGACCAAACATATTCGGCAGGTGGGCAATGTGCTATCAAACTTGTGACCAGTATTGGAAGCGACTACACTTTTCGCAACTGTATTATAGACGGTAGAATCAGGGTTATGGACTTCGGAAATAGACCACAGAGATTGGCTTTAAATTTCCTTTGCTTGCCATTTGCAGAATCAGACGGCAATTTAACAGACGGAAGCGTAATTTACACAGAATCTTAATTTTTAACAGGAGGATATTTTAATGAAAGTAATTGAAACAAGCAACGATGACCATGTATTCCAAGTCACAGTTAAAAACAAGGGCATTATATTTATTGATGGGTTTGAATTGGCATCAAGATGTGCGGAGATACCAGGCGTTGATGATGGCAATGCAAAAGCCACAGATATTGCACAGGCAGTTTCAGATGTTGGGTGGAGCGAGTCGCAAATGTCTAGTTTCAATAGCCACGAATTGTTTTCGGTCGGCTCAAAAGTGTTGGTGGCAATTGAAAACATGGGAAAGTCGTAGAACCGTATGCAAATTTTGCCAAAGTATATGGTTGGTGTCCAAATGTCAGGGGCTTGTCAAGAGGAGAAGTCGAACTTGGTTTAATGGCAAGAATTACGAAGATGAGAGCATTAACTTGTTTGGAATACTTCCAAGGTGTTGGAGCAATACTAAATCCAGAAGTTCTTGTGGGACTAGCATCTCAAGCAGGATTACCAGATAACGAATTGGTTAAATTACAAATGAACATAAATAAGCAGAATATGAGGAATCAATCATGGCAGTAGCATTAGAAACATCAAACGGTCTATTTAAAAGACTAGGAAAACTATTTTTTATTGCAAGAAAAGTTGAAGCGCATCAAGGCACAGGTTCAGGAAGTTTGGCAGATGAAATCGAAGATGTTGTGGATGAATTTACTTCGGCTGACATGCACATGGTTTCTGATTTTACAGCGAAAGATGCCATCTTAAATTGGCAAAAAAGTGCGGGTGACATTATGTACACAATTTCAAACATCGCAAAGCGATGCGTTATTGAAATGGTAAACGATGACACAACCTTGAACCAAAAAACATTACGGCAAGCATTGGAAGAACTTGTAGACCAAATGAGTACCTCGGCTCATGTTGAAGATGCGGTCTTTTCATTAGGTGGCGATGATTCACCCACCAGTTTTACGGGTACAGGTAGTGGCAGATACTTCACTTCTACATCCAATGGCGAGGGTAAAAAATTCCAATACTTGCGAGTAGGTGGCACGACACTTGAGTGTGTAAAAGATGCACAGGTTTCTGGAACAGCAGGGCGTGAAAGCTTTACTCTTATGAGCGACAAGGCAATATCAGATATTCGTGACCCTGCATTTCCAGGTGGTTACGGAAGTACCAACACCATTGCGGTATCAGACCCAACATATTCGCAGTCCAATGCTGTTGGTCGTAACATGTTAAATAATGGAGATTTTGAAACCTTCACAGTGGCTAACACACCAGACAACTGGACAGTGGCGACAGGCACTATTGGCACAACACTTTTAGAAAACACAGGTTATCACAGGGGTGCTAAATGTTTACGTATTAAGGGTGACGGCTCACAGCTTACAAAAATTACTCAAACATTTAATACAGCAGGACAGACTACTGCAAAGTTTAAACCCGAAACCAGATATGGATTATGCTTTTGGATTAAAGTAGATGCGGGTGTATCAGCAGGAGTTTTAAAAATACGTATTTACAAAGCAGACGGCTCAACAGTTTTAGATACTGCTGATGAGTCTGTTACTTTAACAGGGTTGGTGGATGACTTCTGGACTGCGAAGGCAGTAACATTTTCAACCCCATTAGTGCTAGATTCTAGTTACAGCATAAGTGTAGAACTAACAACGGCTGTGACAAACAATGGAAACGTATACATAGACGGCTTGCAAGTAATAAGGATGCAACATTTAACCAACGAGTCAAGTTTCCATATTGCAGTTATTCCAGGCGCAACGGATTTCATTTTAGAAGATGTGGCTAAAGTTACTATTACTCAGTCCACAACCAGTGAGTTTCAAAAATACTTAAATAAGTTTTTAGGTCTTGAGGATTTGGGTATACAAATACCCTATCACACATCCGCTTCTATTGCGGATAGTTTGATTGCGTAATACTTTATGGCAACTACTACGCAAAGAGAAGTCTATGAGGGTTTGCTAACCGACCTAAAAACTGTATCTGATGTGCATGATGATTTTATCTACATCACGCCAATGCCTGTGTTTTCCCCTGCGGATTCGCTTTTTATACAGCTTATTCCTGGAGTTCCACTACCACAAACTGAGGTTTCGGGACTAGGTTTGGTGGAAGAAACATTTAAAGTAGCTGTATGGACTAGGGTGTTTCTTGACCAATCTGGACACTCTACCGAAAGAATTACCGATGCAACATTTGGTGTAATGAAAACAATAGGCGATGTTCGTCAGGTGTTAATACACTCGACTGCAAATGGCGAATCAACAATACCTGTCCGTTGGATTTCTGGTTCAACGCCAACAGAATCAGATGCAGAACCAGGTTGGGTATATTACGAAGATACTTACCAGGTAGGATACGAAATAGTCTGGAGTTAAAATGGCTGAAAATCTTGGAACAATTGATATAGCGGTAAAGGCAGACGAATCACAAGTCAAAGAAACTTTTGATAAAGCTTTAGGTGACGGTGGTAAAAAAGCGGGTAAGTCAATTTCCGATTCCCTAAGTTCAATAATGGGTAAAACAGGGAAGAAAATAGGCGACCTAACACACAAAGCACTTGGCAAAGTATATGGCGTTGGTGGCATGCGTGGTCCTGAGTCTGGACCAACAAAGTACGGTAGTGCTTTTGGGTCGAGCATGAAGGGTTCTATGGCAGGGACTCGAATAGGTGCAATTGCGGGTCGTATTGGGGCAATCGCAGGACCAATTGCGGTTGTGGCGGGTGTTGTGATTTCTCTAGGGGTCATTGTTAAAAAAATAATTTCCGCGTTTATTGGCTTGGCAAAAACACTATCGTCAATGGCACATAAATATGCGGGTATAAATGCAGAGATGGCTGTTTTGTCTGCAAAGAAAAAGGTCGGTGGGCTTGCGAGGGATATGCGATTTGCACACATGATTGCACCCGCCACGAAAGAAGCATCAAAAGCTTTGAGTGGGTTGAAAGATGCGGTACTTCCACTCAAGGCGTATGCTATGACAGTTTTACAAATGCTAGGAACAGAGGTTATAGGTATTGTCACAGATATATTAAAGTCTTTGGGTGAACTTCTTGTCACTTTTGGTCCTCTTATCGAAGCCGTTTTGATGCTAACTAGGGTTATATTAAGAATGTTACGTATTATTTTTACGATAAGAAGTAATCCAATTGGTTTTTTGCAGGGCTTAATAACTGGAAAGTCATTTGATATGTTCAATTTCAACGACCTAAAAGAGGGTATTGAAGGAACGAACACAGCACTAGGTAGAATACTCAAAGAGATTAAAGATGGCAAAGACGACCAGTGGATAGAAAACTGGAATGCTTACATGGCTAATGTTGGCGCACAACTCTCAGGCGGTGCTTGGAATCCAAAGTTTAATACCCAAGCTCAAACAGTTCCTTCAAACGGTAGTAATTCACCATCATCGTCATCATTGAATACAGGTTTAACAATTGGTTCGTGGCTTTTAAGCAATGGGCTTAGGTGGATGTGACATGGCTTACAAAATAACGTACAACAATTTTGGGTCAGAGGGTTCTGGAAATACTAAGTGGACTCACATACGCATTGCCAACTATTCAAGCAGTCCATTGTTTGCAGATGATACTCAAACGCACTGGACAACCGAGCATACGATTTCGGGAACAGCTTTGTTAAATGTTGTTGAAAATGATTTACTTACCTCAATAGATAAGTGCAGAACACATCTATCTAAAGTTGGTCGCAACTTAGTAATTAAAGAGGATACCACCACGATTACCAGTGTTGGCAACAATGACTTCGACAAAGTTGATGGGTTGGCGTTGCCATACTCAGATTCTAGTGGCGCAGAATACAACTTTGCAGGAAATACTGATGCGGTCGGTTTCCCGAAGTGCGATTTTGAAATAAATGAATTTTATGGAACTGCAAACGCAATGGTTTCGTTCACCTTTACGTGGGTCGAATCAATGAATGATGGAAGTGCAGATGAAGATTTATCTTATTCAGTTCTTTCCCACGTTTGGAAACAAACATTCACGATTGCCGAGGGAGGGTTACAGACTTGGAGAGTTAATGGAACATTAAGGATTAAACCCTATGCGCCCGTTCCAGGTACTTCTGGGTCTGCGGATTTAGGAAGAAACCCAGACTCATACAGAAATCTGGTTATGCCCAGTGTTCCACCAACATTTAGATTAAAGTCTATGGAGTGGGCAACCAACCAACAGGGCGACACTTTGTTGTACTCTCTAGTATTTCAAGAACACGCAAGAAGATTGCCTAGTCCCGCAAAAAGAGGTTCGGGTTCGTTTACGTTTAAGAAAATGTTAGATGCAGGTGCGGGGCTTTTGGGGATAAAAACTTTTGAAGCAGAGCTAGAAGGTGGTGCAAATGCAAAGACTACGGATTTACTTGCAAGTCTTCTTGATGCAAGCACAAAAAGAATACAGTGGACAGGGGCTACAAAAGATTTAATAACATCTCTTACGATTAGCGAACGAGATATATTTTCAAAAAAGGTAATAGGTTTGCGGGTTACTGCCCAAGGTTTAGATACAAATGTTACGGGTTTACTTAGGGGAGGTTCTTTTACTAATTTAAACTTTGGGATACTAGGAGATTTTGTCACTGACACCAACATTGCAACGTCTGGTAGCGAGTGGGGAGATGCTTTAATATGTTCGTTCAAACGACAAATGTTTATTCCGTATGCGGGATATGATGGCGGTGATTTTCCTAAAGCGCAGTTGATGACTATGCCAGGTAGCCCGCATACGGGAAGTGGTGGTATTACGGGTGGACAAAATAATCAAGGAACTGTAGTTGAAGATATTTACAATCTGGATGAAATAGACTTAGGGAAGCCAGTACCGACTCCCAAGGCAGAAGATTTGCTAGGAGAGGAATTTGGAGAAGAAGCGCAATCTCCAGATGCTATTGCTCATAAGTACATGAATGTTACTGGTATCGAACGAGTAACTATTCAGCAAAACATAGCTGTTACCTCTACGAATGCTATGGTTTCAAAGCACATACCAATTACAACTGGTCCACCAGATATATATATAACGAGTGAATATACATTGACACGTAGCGGTTCTCCACCACCAATGTTGCATTTTGGTGTAAACAAAAATCACATTACTGTTGATGAACAAACGTCAGTAACCGCAGGTGAAATAGATGCTAGTGGCAACAGGGTTTACACAAGGACGATAAACCGAACACTTCGATACCTCTATGGTCATGGTGGTGGTGGTGGGGTTGATGAAGGTGAAACAATACCAATAACCTATTATCTTGGCGAGGAAGCTACTTTGACCGTTTGTTTCAACAATCCAGTAGGATACGTTATGTCAAGACCGTTTGACCCAAGAACCGATAGTGAAATAGACATAAAGGGTTCTACTATATGGAATCCAAGTACAAATTTTGGGGAAACGTATGAACTTGATTTTAGTATTCCAGTAGGGCAAATTTGACAAGGAGGTTATATGTCAGCTTTAAACCAATTCGGGATAGCGTACGATGCGGGTGGGCAACTGACAGAGTTGGCTATGTCGATGAAGGTCACAGACGAGATAGCTATACTTTTAATGCAACAAGGGGTTGATGTATCTAGTATAAACAAACTGTCTGTACCTTCGGGATTTACAAATGTAGGGCAAATGTCTATCTTGTGTTATTTGCCTATAAACATGAATTGGATGGATTTAGATTTGTGGGCAATAGTCGGTCCATGCAAGTGGAAGTTGTCCAATAATTATAGGATTCACAGGGTTTTTGCACAGCCCAGTTCTGGAGTTGACAGGACAACATTGGCGATAGTTTCGGTTGATGATTGGAGATACAACCTAAATATATTTGGTTCTAACAATACGGGTCAAAGCAGTAATAATAAATATGGAAGCGATTTCTCTATTGCAAGCGAGGACGTAACAAACGAAATAGAGGGTGACGTACCAGTACAGGCGGGTTCTTTAGATTCAGATAAGTTACACTTGTGGTATGACCTGAATTGGCTGAAGACACTAGACAACTCATTTAACGCATGGGGATATGAGAGGGAAATGTCAGATGCGGAACTTGCAGACAGGGTGTTGATGTCTTGCGGTGCTATTGCTTGTCCTCAGTTACAGTTAAGAGAGCCGACAAATTGCGGGGTCAATTACGAATCTGAATATGTATATGGAAGTCAAGAACCATCAATGGAATATAATGATTCTACGCATTGGATGGTGGCAGAGTATATTGGAGATGGTTGGAGATGTGCGACCCAACTGTGGAACAGGTTGTCAGAGTTTTACAAAAGCGGTCAGTTAGAATGTGCCTTTGGGAGTCCAGAAAGAAATGATGATTGGGCAGAGGATGATTTCCCAGACCCACTTGATAGAATCCCAGAAGAACCCGAAGTTTTAATGAACAAATGGATGGCTAGGGCAGAAGATGGCAACCAAGAAATACCCTCATCTGTTGATGTAAATTTTCCTGCACGAACCCCAACTGGTAAATATGTAATGTATCAGGTCAATGGGTGTGAGCATGGAAAGCCGTTTACGGGAAATCAACATTATTCTTATAGTGGGAATGCGGTTAGTTTAACCGACCACATAAAAACAAAAACAACAGAAATACCTGCAAGCGAATTGGCGGTTGGTGGCATTACATACATCACCATAGACCCGCTAGAAACTGATTTGCCTCTAGGCTTGACTCAAGCAAGAAAAGATGATTTGCTTCAAAGAGCTTTGCACCTATCGAAGTGTTATTACGCAAGGTATTACGCCTGTTCGGGAACTGCAATGTTTGTAGGTTGGCATCATGCTAGGGCTATACCAGGATGTACTTTGCAAGAGTATGGATTTTCAAGTAGTGTGCAATATACAAGGATTTTAGGTGGCAAACACAATCCTGCATTTGGTTTTTCAACAACAAGTTTTTCAAATTCTTCAGTGGTTACGGGTGGAGGGCTTCTTCTAAACAGACCAGACGGGCAAGCTGAAGTTATTACAGGTGGGGCTTCTTCCTCAAACGATTTGCTTTGTAGTGTTGTTGGAATAATAATGGATGCGGGTGGGTGTGTGGCGAAGGGTTATGTGTTGGAAAGGTTATCTGACGAAGAAACATTTGGAAATGACCAAGACTTGTTAAAGCCGACCGACCGTAGTATTCCAAACATGTGCTATGAGCCACTTAAAATAGGCGACTTGGTTTTGTTTGCCTTTGTTCCAAGGGGAACTGCTGATGATGAGCCAGAGATACCGATGTGTGACCAAGGTGGTTGCAATTATTTGTTTATAGCAGGGGAAGAAGTACAAACTCAGGAGTGTCAATAATGGCTATTAAATACACAACTCAAGAATCTGCGGAGTTAGCATACAGTAAAATTATTACAGGTTTGTTCGATGGGACAAACGAGGTAATTTTAATGGAGGGGCAACCATCCCGTTCTAATTTTATTTCAAAGATAATCATTACAAATACTGATACAGCAAAAATTACGCCTAAGATAAGAATACACAACACCTTAAAGTCGGGTGAAGATGATGAGTATATACAGCTTATGCCAGAGATTGAACTATCCTCAGACGAAAGATTGGTATACGAATCGCCTATCACGCCCTATGGTGGACAGAATCTTGTGATTGAACTTAATGGGGATGTGACAACATCTCAGCCCCAGTATATGATGGTGGTTAAAAATGTTTGACTTACTTACATACGACAACGAGGGCAGACCAAGATTAACTGTAACGGTTGAAAATCTTACACCTACACTTGCTGTGTTCACAGCCAAGAATGCTTTGTTCCCTACAGCGAATTATGCCACAAAAGATATTAGGAATGTGTATTCTGTTTTAGATTTTGATGACACTACAAATGAAAAAACTATTTTTTTAGGTTTGATGCCTAAACAATATAGGGGTGGTAATATAGAGGTTCATTTGCACTTTATGATGACAACAGCAACTTCTGGTGATGTAGATTGGATTGTATATTTTGACCGTTTTGGCTCTAATGATATAGACGTAGATACTAACACTTGGTCAAACACGACAACTGTGACGGATACATCTGTACCGAGTACATCGGGGCAAATAGCAATTACAACAGTAACGGTAACTGAAGGTGCGAACATGGATAACATTACCGCAGGAGATTTGTTTTCTATACAAATTGAGCGTGATGCTTCAACTGATACGGCTACGGGTGATGCGGAACTTTTAGGGGTGGAGATACGAGGAACTTAATGGCTATAGTATTTGATTCAACCGATGGGGACGGTGCAGACTACCTAGCCAATGAGTCACCAATAATATCTTTAACTTCTGCCCCACTAACTTTGGCATGTTGGGTTAATCCAAATTCAATAACAGCCCACGATGCTTGTATAACCATAGGTTCATCGTCAGCCAACCAATTATTTGCATTAAACCTTAGAGCTAACAAAAAAGTTACAATGGAGGTACGTGACTCCTCTGGCGGGAGTTGGGCTTCATCAACAGGGCTTTATCGTGCTTCTGCTTGGCAACATGTTGCGGGTGTTTGTACATCAACTGTTTCAAGGCAAGCATTTTTAGATGGGGTGGGTGGAACAGTTAATACGACAAGTCGAACACCATCATCGGTTGATAGGATAAGAATTGGCGAGTGGTCATCTACGTGGTCAAGACCTTTTGATGGCATGATTGCTGAATGTGCAATATGGAATGTTGCTTTGAGCGATGGGGACATACAAGCAATGGCAAGCGGTTTAACACCTACATTGATTCGCCCAGACTCTCTGGTTTCATACTATCCTCTTGTTCGTAATTATATTGATGAGTTTGGGGTTCAAGAAGTCACACCGAACAATACAGTTGTTTGGGCAAATGAACATCCTATTGCTGTCGAGGATGCACCTTCTACTCATAGGAGCGCATGGGGTGGTATATGATGGGTCAAGACCCACAGGGCATTTGTTGTTATTGTAATTCGTTTCCTCAGTGTGGTCATTTTTGTGAAACGACAGACGAATTTGAATGCTTACAGCAAGGCGGTACTTGGCTAGGTGCGGGGCAATTAGATTGCAACGACTGTGATGAAGTATGCGCTAACTGCGAACAAACCTGTACAGATAATTCTCAATGCCCAGATGGATATATTTGTGAATTTGGACAATGTGTTGTAGACCCTGATGCGAGTGGTTGGGGCGATGACAATGTAATGCCTTGCAATAGACCTGGTATTAGCGGGTCTAAAAATTGTCAAAAAGTTCTTCATGTAAAACGACCATATTTCCCAAATGGCATACCCAACTACAATGCGTGGGGAGTTGCAGTATGGCATCCACCTTGCGATGAGGATTGCGATGGAAGCATTCAGGACGATGGGGAAGTAGACACAGATGGAAACTGGATAATAAAACAGGAAGATTTAGGACCAATATCTTTTGAGCTTGGCACAGACATTTACGATGGAGATGGCGACCCAATAGGAAAATATGAAAGTGGTTGTTGTTGCGAATTGTATCTTATTGTCGCACAGTGTTGGGGTGGTGTTGAATGTATAGGTTTGAATAATATATGCAAATCGGATATACCAGAGTGGAATCCGCAGATTGGTGAGGTGTTAATTCTACGAGGAAAAGACGGAACACCCGCAGAGGGGTGGTGTGGATATACCTTGTACAATTTCAATGAAGATGGTAGTCAAAGATATGGTCCATGCAATAAACCTTTTTATGAATGGGTGTTAAATAATGGTTGCAAGCTAGGTGGTGGCAAATCTGGTTCTGGTGGGTGCGCTGAGTCAGTTAGTCCAGGACCGCTTTTCTGTGATTTAGATATTGAGGTATTCCAAGTTCCAGACCCAAGTTGGGTTTACGGAGGAGGGGATAGATTGTGTAGGTATGCTTGCGATTCGTGTTATGGAATCTTTGAGCAATGCGGAGCTTGTGACTGTCATCCTGAATATCCACAGTGCAAGTGTATAAAATCTGTTGATTGTGACACAGATAGAACTGCCATGAAAATCATTTTCTCAGGAGATGAACAAGACCTTTGTGGACCAACTCACCCTGATGGTGAGTGTTTGTTTATGAATGAGGAGATTACCAGTAGACAGTATGCGTTAAATGATTTCTATTGGAATCTTCCGACTTGCATTACGAATAACACAACGCCTGTGGATGGTGGTACACCATGTCAAGACTGCGAAGTATTACTCTTACAAAGAGAAACTTCTGTATGTTGGTGCGGTGATTTACCGCCTGGTGTTACTTGTGACTTTCCAGAATATGCGTACACTTGGGCAACAAATGATTTATGGAACTCTCGGAGTTACCTAAAACTGTCCGTTCAAAATAGTACGGGAGGTCATAGCCCTGGGTGTTACAAAGTTGTAGGAGTTATTGAAGCAAGACTTTTGCCACCAGATGCGGTGTGGCACACGTTCTGGACATCGGGTGAATGTCATAAATTTCCTGATGGTCATGTGGAATGCCACCCAACCGATGATGACGTTCTGGCAGATTGCGTTTTTTGTACGGGCGACTGCTATGGAGAAAATCCTATACTGAATGGACGGTTTGATTGTATGAGTTTCTGCCCACAAGTCGAGTGTGATGCTCCTTGCGGAACTGCGGGGCATCAGTGTTGGGCTTGTTGTATTACGGACTCTGATGGTAGCCCAAACTGTTGTGACCACCCACCACCTCCTCCTAATGGTAGCCCACCAGAACCGCCACCAAGACAGAAACAAATGGGAGATTGGGATTCTATATTTTTATTCCCAACCAATATAGAAACTGAAATAGATATTGACATCAATAATGTTAAGACCTCAGTGCCTATTTCATTTTCAGATGCACTACAGATTCCCATGATAGATAGTCCAACTGCACAAGATGTTGAAACATATAACAGGTTGTCACCCTTCCAATATGCCCCGAATTATCTCAAAGAGTCATTAAACAAAACTGTGCGAACAGGTGCGGTTGCAGACAAGAGAGCAAAAGTTCCGCAGGTGGACGAAGCTAACTACCTAGGTAATTACTCAGAAGGTTCGCTTGAATGGTCTATGTGGTTGCATATTGGTAATTGCATAGCAGTAAACTCTGAGCAGGATATGACTCGTAAGTGCAGTTTTGACTATACGGTTTTTGCTTATTGTCAGTCAAAAAAATGTAAAGTAGATTCAAAAGTGTTGGAGCATAAGGTTGTACAATTCAATTTAGATACTAATTATTTTGGAGTATCTGATGAAACTTAAAATAACCTACCACGATTCAAATATGCCTATAAAAGAAGTTATTGCCAATGTTACGAGTGTGGGTGAAAATAACTTATCTAAACTTTCAATGGTAAAAAATATAGAGAAGCAAACAAAAGAAAGAATATCACGCATTGAGAAACTTAGAATGGGAGTGACGGGCATAGCAAAAGCAACACTTGGTATAGGATTGGCAAGTAAATCTGAAATTGAAGGGAGAAGAAGTATATGCGAAGTGTGTGAGTTTCGGCAGGGAAGTTCGTGTGGGGCGTGTGGATGCTTTATTAGTCCTAAGACGAAACTAGCAAAAGAACAATGCCCGAAGGGGTTTTGGGGTCAAGCAATTACAATAGAAAACCAGAGGAGTGGAGGATGTGGGTGTGGGAAAAACAAATAATAAAATAACATGGGAAGTAGTAGAGCAAAACAGAAATTGTCATACGGTTCGTGTGGATGCGACTAACTCAAAGTGGGAACAATACTTTCTGTTGTCTAGTGACAGACATCACGATAATGCTCACACTGACCATGCTTTAGAATTGAAGCACCTAAAGTTAGCAAGGGAAAGGGGTGCAGGGATAATAGATGTCGGGGATATGCACTGTGCGATGCAAGGCAAGTGGGATAAAAGGTCAGACCTTACGGCAACAAGACCCGAACAGCAGGAAGGTAGATACATTGACTCTTTGGTTGAGTGTGCATCTAATTTTTACGCACCATTTGCCGAGAACTTTGTAGTAATAGGACGGGGTAATCACGAAACATCTATACTGAAACGACATGAAACAGACTTAACCGAAAGAACTTGTGAACGTATGTCTGCCCTTTCGGGTCATAAAGTTCATACTGGCGGTTACGGTGGTTGGATTCGGTTTATGATTAAACTGAATGGCTCTATCAATCAGTGCAACATGAAGTATTATCATGGCTCAGGTGGCGGTGGTCCAGTTACCAGAGGGGTTATCCAGACAAATCGTATGGCGGTGATTTATCCACAAGCTCATATCATTTGTTCTGGTCACACCCACGACCAATGGATTGTTCCTATAGCAAGGGAGAAGTTATTTAAATCGGGTCGTATCGGTATGGACGAAGCATTACATGTGCGCTGTGGAACTTACAAAGATGAGTACATGGACGGCTTTGGTGGTTGGCATATCGAGCGAGGAGGACCACCAAAAGGTTTGGGAGCAATGTGGCTTCGGTTCTATGTGACGGATTCAACAAACAATGTAATAGGTTGGGAAGTTGTTAGGGCTAAATAATGAAAATGATACGGGTAACTTGGGTTGATGCTGAAACCATCGGGGATTCTGGTTGGCAAGATTTGTCTGACATGCAGGATATAAAGGAAATTAAGCCACCAGTAATGCAAACCGTTGGTTTTGTTTTAGGTGATTTTGATACGCATATAACAATTACGGATTCAATAGGAGAAAAAGAGTGTGGTCATGTAACAAAGATACCAAACGAAATGATTAGAACAGCGTGTTTTCTTGGGGAGATAGTTAAAGCGAAAGAGGAAATAAAAAACCCCGCCCAACGAGAGGGATAAGTTCTCGCAACTATGGGCGGGGTAAAGGAAATTGTGACTTTCGCCACCAGTTATGAATAGCGTAATTATATCATTTTACATCATAAATATCAATACCAAGGTTTGCGGTTGGTAGTATAACACCAGGGTGATTAGAATTTACCCACTCTACAAAACTATCTCTATTCCATCGCATACCACCAAGACGAATTGGCTTTGGAAGCTTACCTGAATCCACCCATCGGTAAATAGTTGAAACTTCAACACCAAACGCCTTAGCAACATCTGACGTATAAATATAAATTAAACACATAAAATACTCCTCTTAGAATGGTATGTCATCATCTGGAACTTTTGTCGCTACAGATGAAACTGGAATCTCTTTTTCCTGTGAATCGCCTGAAACATTCTTGATGTTCCTAACTTCGACAACGGTAAACTTACCTCTTTTCCCTTCGACTTCTTTGTTTGAGAAATCTGCTTGAATGCGAAGACCTATTAAATCAAATACATCTTGATTAAAAAATGTATCCCAATCTGCGGATGTGTAACCAAGCATTGAAAACCATCTTAGCGCAACGGAGGCAGGGGCGGTTTTCCCAATGTAGTCGTGCGTGTACCGTTCTTTGTTCGGAAGGTTTACGTCTTCACGACACAAGCAAACCTTAATCGCAGGACCACCTGCGTGTTTAATTAGTTCTACTTTTGTAACTGTTGCAAATTCCATCATTTTTTCTCCTGTGTTGGGATTCTTTCGTGTGTTGCTACTAATTGCTCATCTGAAAACTCGTCTACATCGGTTAAATCCCAATGCTCAAATACAGCACCCGCCCATTTAGTATCTTTGTCCATGTGTGACCTAATAGCTTTGACGAGTTCTTTTCGACAATCTTCTGTAAGTTTAAGTTCATCCTCAAACATTACGGTGTCTTCACCTGCGTAAACATTTATTCCTAAGCCATGAAAAGCTAACGCCTTTACCAAGCATCTTTTTAATGAGTTGTTGATGTCGGTTGAGGATGGGTGAAGAATCGGGTTGTTGTAATTATCCATAACTGGCAAATCTTCTGTAAGGGTCTGTTCGTCAATCGTCACAGACACAGAAACAAATGCGTTACCTTCTTCGTCTTTAAATACTGGATACTCTTGTTCGTTCTTCTTGTACTCAAAGCTTGCTGTTGGGTAATTTTCTTTGCAGATGCTCCAAGCCCAAGCCCACGATAGATAGTTGAATCTACCCTTTTTCTCGACATGCTCTGAGCAGTCTATTCGGGAAAGTGTTTCCCATGCTGATAATTTTTCTTTAGACATTTGCGACCTCCTCGCTTTTAAGTTCTTGTGGCAGTTCTGGTAGTTCCATCCAGGCAACAACTTTTTTTACTTTGTTGCCGTCCTTAAACTGAACTACACCCTCGACTGTATTCTGAGATATAAATTCATCTATCCATTCAGATGTAAACAAAACCTTCTTGCCAATTCTGCAATGCCGAATCTGACCTGAATTTTTCAGTTCCCAAAGCTTTCGTGCTGAAATGTTTAGCCAACTTGCAGTTTCTTTTGAATCTAATAACTTGCCGTCTTGTTGTTTTCTATCACCACTAGAGGTACTGTGTTTCCCATTCCATACCATCAATATCTGGTGGTGATACAATCCTTCGCCCGCCTCAACCAAGCATAAATAACTGTGACATGGAACGCCATCGGGACATTCTTTTGTCTTTGGTAATTCGGGCAACCGTTCTTTTACTGATATCCATTCTTGTGACATAATTTCCTCCTATGTCTTCTAATTGTTTTTACCTTCTAACCACTGTTCGACATTGAACAAAGTACCCTTTGCATTTGATGGAACTCGGTCTTGGATATATTTGACCGCATCCACCAAATCGTTTGGACTAAAGCAAAGCTTACAAGCACTGTACAAATCGTTGGAGAGTACAGCTATATAGAACGGAGAGGGCTTTACTTTGTGGTTCACATAATTGTCTATTTCAAATAAGTGCATACTAAAAATAAGATAATAGCAAAAGTTCAGCACAAGTGTAGAATTTTGTGTATATTATTCAAGAATAAAAAAAGGAGGCAAATATGCCAAAAGTACAAAAGATGCCCGCAATATTATTTTACACAGGCGATTGGTTAAAAGACCCTGCTGTAAGAATGATGACACTTACTCAGCGTGGCTTATGGATAGACATGTTATCGCTCATGTATGAAAGTTCAGACCGAGGATACCTTTCGCTCAAGAATGGTCAGCCAGTTTCTACTGAACAGCTATGCAGAATGGTTGGTTGTTTGGATATCAAAACAGTAGAAGAATGTCTTGAGGCGATGGAATCTGTAGGAGTATTCTCACGCACAAAAGATGGAGTTATCTACTCTAGGCGCATGGTAAATGACGAGAAGATTCGTGAAGCAAAGGCGAAAGCGGGTCGTGCTAGTGGGAAGTCTAGGAATAAAAAACGAACACAACTTGAACAAAATCTGAACAAAGAGGCAACACCCCTTGAATATGAATATGAAGATGAAACTGTAATTGAAAAACCTGTTGTTATAAATTCATCCGAAAGAGCAAATTCATCTTATATGAACAGGACTCAAGTTCAAGATGCTTGGAATGTTATCCCAGAAAACCGACAACGAGGTTTTGGAAAGTTTCAGACGGCTTTTATTGACAATGTTATTCATGGCTGTGTAGATATTAAGCGAGTAAAGTCTGCGCTTCGTGAATACTTTTCTTCCAGTGAGGGTATGGGCGAGTATTGGCGCACACCTGCGACCTTGATGGAAGATTTTATTTGGGAAGAAAACCCTGCGCTGTGGGGCAGGGGTCGTGCAAAAGAGTCTGTGTTTCCCAGTGACGTTTTTGAACATCAGAAAATAATTACTCGATACATCAGCGCATCGGATGAGAATAAAGAAAACTACGCAAAGCTTTACGAGCATCAAGAGTCTGCGGGAAAAGTAGAATCTCAAATAAAAGCTACGATAGCTTACCGAGTTTGGAACAAATATCCTGAGTATCGAAAATAAGACCCAGATGGACTATTACGTGGGTTCTTGCGGTCAATATGCCCTAGTTACGCCAAAAACCCCAAAGCCCCTGTATGGGCTTATATGGGGCTGTATAGGCATCCTGCTAAAAAGAGTGATTTCTAATAATATCAACACACATAAAGAAAATTGTGTATATTACCGATATGAACAAAAAGGCGAAAAGCCGAAAGGATAAATGAAATGAATGCAGAATTAGTACAAGATAAAAAATCGGGATGTTGGGTTGCCAATAGCCATGAGGCATGGTTTAACCACAAGTGGGTTTGCAATATATGTAAATGCAATGTAAGTGGTGCGATGCCGAAAATTATTGGCATCAATGGTGAAACAACTATCAACTGTCCAGAATGTTTTTATGAAGATACAGGCACATCACCAGATTGGATTTGTTGTAATAGCGATTACGATAAAATCCCCATTGAAAATTATTGTGAATGTGCTGAATGTCGGGGAATATAAAACAGGCGAGGTGCATCTCACCGCATAACTTTGTGCGAATAAACTAAAACAGGCGAAAGCCGAAAGGATAAATGAAAATGCGAATAATTAAAGAAAAAGACGCAATCACTATTGCTACTGAAGGCGTGGTTTTAGCACTCTCAGAAAAATTATATCGCCAGCAACGTGCAGAATATATTGCACAGAATAAATGCAATGGTGGTGAGCCGTTGCTGTGTGAGTATTTTGAACAGAGTAAAACGGGCAGGAATGTCAAACGATATTTGCCGCTATCAATTCACCGATGGCAAAAGGTACAAAAACATGAACAAGCAAACAAATAAGTTTCATTGTGATTTGAAACACCCAACCAGAAAAGAAATAATTGCCCGCCAAAATGTTCTCGCAATGTTAAAAATGTACCAAATGGCGAACGCATCATTAAGCCGAAAAGAATGTTTTGAATTGATGCTAAAAAAAGAACGAAAGTTTTTGGGGTTGGATATAAAACTAAAACCAAACAAGAATAGGAAAAAACGAAAATGAAAAACGGAAAAAAAATAACTTGCCCACATTGCAAAAAACAAGCAACAATTTATCATGGCAAATTTACCGCGCTAATGTGCGGGCGAATGCAGGATGGTGCAGTTGTTGAGGGTTGCGGTAAAATGGTCGATAAAGCAGATTGGCTGGAAGGCACAAAAGCAAGTAAGCCCGAAACCTGTTAAGATAAAACAACAATTTGACCGTTGTTCAAAAAAGCGCACAACGCGCACCAACGGCGAATGTAAAACGAAAGGAGTGCAATATGGCACTACGCGCAACGAAACCGTCGGCGCGAACAAGACGGTTAAAATTATTGATGTACGGTGATGCAGGAGTTGGTAAAACAACCGCTTGCTGCCAAATGCCCGCGCCGTACTTGATTGATTCCGAACGCGGTACGGATAATTACCACGAACTTGTCAACGCGGTTGGTGGTGCAGTTTTCCAAACAACTTCAATTGAAGATGTGATTGATGAAGTGCGCAATTTATCAATCGAACCGCATGATTTTAAGACGTTGGTAATTGATTCTATTTCACCCTTGTTTTTTGATTTGGTCGAAAAGTGTGAAAAAGAGGTTGGCAATGAGTGGGGCAAACATTACCAAGAAGCCAGCAAGCACATGAAACGCTTGGTGAATTTGTTGCTGCGCTTGGATATGAACGTTGTTATCACTGCGCACGCAAAGCCAGAATACGGTGACGAAATGAAAGTGATTGGTACAACCTTTGAAGGTTGGAAACGATTGCCTTACATTTTCGATTTGGTATTGCACTTGGAAAAGCCAACACCAACGAAGCGATTTGCGCGAGTTTGCAAAACTCGAATTGAGGGTTTTCCTGATGGCGAAACATTTGAATGGACATTTGAAGAATTGGCCAAACGCTATTCGATGCAAGAACTTGAACGAACTGCGAAGGTCGTTACGCCAGCAACTTCAAAACAGGTTGCAGAAATTGAAGCGTATGTAATTAACTACGTAAGCGGTGGCGAATTTGTAAGCAATTGTTTGACAAAACTCGGCATTGATGAATTGAAGGATTTAACAAAAGAACAGGCAACTAAAATGGTTGCCGCAATTAAAAAGAAAGTGAGTGTAAAGTAATGACATTTAATTTTGATGCAACTGGAGTAGAGGAAAAAACCTTTATCTGTTTTCCTGCGGGTGAATATGAAGCCGAAATTGTTGAGATAAAACAACAGGTTTCAAAGAAGGGTAACGATATGCTAAAACTTGATATTGATTGCTATTCAAACGATGGCAAGAAGGTGCGGGTTTTTGATTATATTGTTGCGCCTTCATCACTGTACAAATTAAAAGCAATCTGCAAATTTACTGGGATTGCTTTTGATGGTAAAATCGAGGAACAATTGCTGAAAGGCAAGCGCGTATTTGTGAAGTTAAAGATTGACCCAGAAGGCGAATACCCTGCGCGTAATTCAATCGCAGCATATATTGGGGCTTGTAGTCAAAAACAGCAACCCCAACCTGAAACAACGAAGCCAATAATAGATGATGATATTCCATTTTGATATTTAACCTTTCGTGCCGTGGGCGGTGTAAAAACCGTCTGCGGTGAAAGGTAACGAAAAGACAACAAACGAAAGGTAAAGTAAGTAATGAAAAAAAAACACGATGAATGTATTAGTGGGATTAAAATTATTGCCAAGATTTTATTCAAAATGAAAATCGAGGAACGCATTAATTGCTTAAATGAAATACGGATGGAGTTGCACAGAGTTTCGCCATTTAAGAATGAACCTGTTGATTGTGTGCAGTGGATTAAATGCGAAGATGTTTTTGCGAACGATTACAACCCCAACAGCGTTGCCCCACCAGAAATGAAACTTTTAGAACATAGTATTGACGAGGATGGTTATACGCAACCAATTGTTGCGTGGGAACGCGAAGAGCATTTTGAGGTTATAGATGGTTTCCATCGAAATCGAGTTGGACGGGAGTGTCCGAGCGTTACAGATAGGATACACAATCATTTACCGTTAGCAGTAATAAATACAAACCGCGAAGATAGAAACGATAGAATCGCATCGACAATTCGACACAATCGCGCAAGGGGCAAGCACAAAATTGATGCAATGGCTGAAATTGTGATTGAATTAAAACGGCGCAATTGGTCGGACAAGCGCATATCTAAAGAACTTGGCATGGATGCAGATGAAGTTTTGCGTTTATCACAAATTACTGGTCTTGCAGAAATGTTTGCAAATCATGAATTTAGTGAAGCGTGGGAAGCAGAATCTATTGACGAAAGCGATACATTAGATGAAGCAAATATTTAGAAACTATCTTGAATGGGAAGATTGGCAACGAGGGATGTATGCGCCAATGAAACCCGAATTAGAAGAACGCATGATTGAGGATGCTATACAATTGTTGTCTAATTCGGACAAATGTTTAGCGTTCATGGAGCGTGTAACAATAACAATGCCTATTGCAACACTTGTAAATTTAACTAATTTAGGTTGTAATCGTAAGGCGTGGATTGGTCAAGCATCATGTTTTGAATATGCTGGCTGTGTTGATTTAGCGACACGAATAGCATGGTGGAAACTAGAACCACAACAACAAAACGAAGCAAATGAAATCGCAAAATTAGTAATAAATGAATGGGAGCAACAATGCCTAAACAAGCAATTGGTATTAATGTTTTAGAAGCAGCAAAACAGCGCATAGGTTGGACTTTTGATAATTATGAAAACATATACATTAGTTTTAGTGGGGGCAAGGATTCAACGGTAATGCTTCATCTTGTAATGGACGAGGCGATAAAAAGAAAGCGCAAGGTCGGGGTTATGTTTATTGATTTAGAAGGTCAATATAAAATGACTATTTCGCATACTCAGGCGTGCTACGATTTATATGAAAAGCATATCGAACCGCATTGGATTTGTTTACCAATTCATTTGCGAAATGCAGTAAGTGTATACGACCCATTTTGGGTATGTTGGGAAGAATCAGAAAAAGAAAATTGGATTCGTTCCAAACCGAAAACATGTATTGACGATGAAAATTTTTACCCTTTCTTTTGTGAAGGTATGGAGTTTGAAGAGTTTGTACCAGAATTTGGTGATTGGTTTGCAGGTGATAAAACGGCTGCGTGTTTTGTTGGTATACGAACCGATGAAAGTTTGAATAGGTATAGAACTATTACACATAAAAACAAAAAGCGTGTAGATGATTTGGGTTGGACAACACGTGTAACTGAGCGGTGTACAAATATTTATCCGATTTATGATTGGAGAACAGAAGATGTTTGGGCATATCATGGAAAGAATCCCGATAGACCATATAACAAATTATACGATTTAATGTACAAAGCAGGTTTGACAATACACCAAAGTAGGATTTGCCAGCCCTATGGCGATGACCAAAGAAGGGGGTTATGGTTATTTCATTTAATCGAGCCAGAAACATGGTCAAGGGTTGTTGCAAGAGTAAATGGGGCAAACTCTGGTGCGTTATATGTAAATGAATCTGGAAATATGACGGGTTATAGAAAGATAAGCAAGCCAGAGGGGCATACGTGGGAAAGTTTTGCAAACCTGCTTGTAAATTCAATGCCACCAAAAACTTGCGAACACTATAAAAACAAAATTGCGAAGTTTTGTCAATGGTGGCAAGAACGAGGGTACAGTGAGGGTATTCCTGATGAAGGGGATTTGCGGCTGGAACAAGATAGAAAAATTCCATCTTGGCGCAGGGTGTGTAAATCATTGTTGCGTAATGATTTTTGGTGTAAGGGATTAAGTTTTACGCAAACAAAATCAACGGCATATCAAAAATATTTGGATTTTATGAAGCAAAAAAGAGAAACAATGGAATTGAGTGGCATGCTATTTGAAAAACGAAAGGTAAAGTAATGGTTGAAGAAAATAAAATTATTTCGATAGTTGATTGGAATGAGCATTTTGAAAAATCTCAAACGCGAAAAATAGCCAAGCATTCTTGGGTTGCAGTGCCAAATAAACACGATGGTTTGGGATTGAAAAAGATGCTACGCGAAGAAAATGGGCTTGAAATCTTTGCCATTTGGATTTTCTTAATTCAGATTGCAAGCAAATGCGAAACGCGCGGTATTCTTGCAGACGAAAAGGGGCGGGGTTACTCAATTGACGATATTGCCTTGAAGGTTGGCTGCAAAACGCAAACAGTTGAATGCGCAATTCCGTTTCTAGTGTCAATAAACTGGGTTTCTATAGTCACTGGTAGCACGCTACCAGCAGACTACCAGCACGCTACCACCGCGCTACCACCAGACTACCACGGCACTGGTAGCACACTGGTAACTACATTACATAACAATACAGAACATAACACTACAGAACAGCATATAACAAAACAGGATAAAACAGAACCATATTTTCCAGAAGGCAATTCTGTTGAAGATGAGGCTGTTAGGGCGTTCGCTACTGGATACCTGCGAAATCCCATAATTCAAACCGTAATTTCGGCGATTCCTAAACATAGGCTGGTTAGCCCAGTGCCAACCGCGCGTGCAATCATCGCTGCAATCAATCGCACCAACGCTAAAACGCACGAAGAACGTAAAATTGCAGCAGTCGCGCTTGCTGAACGTTTTGAGTTATATTACGCTTCGTCCGAAGGGCAACAGGAATATTTCAAAGACCCAGATAAATGGTTGAATGAAGATAGGCATTTGGTTGACCCAAGCGTTTGGGATTCACGAAAAAAACAAACAGAGGCTACACCGTGGGAACGAATACACGAATTAAACGAGGAATAAAATGCTATTAACAAATAAACAAATGAACGCTATGATTGAAAAAGTGGAAACGCTAGAAACCACAATTAGACCAGATGAAATAACAGATATTAGATATGCAGTTAAAACAATCAAATTACTAATTGAACTAAACAAAAATTCGGTTGATGGAATTTTGCAACACCACAAAGCACTTGACACATTGCTAACAATACGAAGTATTGAAAAGGCAATAGACACTGCTGAGATATGCACAAAGTGTGATGGAACTGGTGGTGTTGCCAGTAATAAAGTTTTTGGTTCAATGCTCGGTGCAATTGACGAATGCCCTGAATGTAATGGAACTGGCGAGAAAGTAGGATGAAAATGGAAAACACAAATTTGAAGTTTGACTATTTTTCTCGCGTTGGCATTTCTGCAACATTATTAAAATCAATCATAAAACAATCGCCAGTACACGCAGCAACCCGAATGCGAACCTTCAAGCCATCGCCAACGATGAACCTTGGCACGGCTGCACATTGCGCAATCCTTGAACCCCATCGCTACAATGAGTTGATTGCCATTTGCCCAGATTGCGACAGGCGAACAAAAACGGGCAAAGCAGAATACGCTTCGTTTGTTGAAAGTGCTGGCAAAAAGACGGTTATCAAATACGACCAGCATGAAGCAGTAATAGCAATGGCAAATGCGGTTGATGAACATGAACACGCTACTGAATTGATGCAGGATACAAAGCGCGAAGTTGAAATTGATTTTGCATTTGATGGCGAAACGTGCAAGGCAAAAATTGATGCAGTCAAGGGTGATAATACAATTATTGATATTAAAACAACCATTGATGCAAGCCCAGATGCCTTTGCAAGACAATCTGCAAGTTTGTTTTATCAAATGCAAATGGCGTGGTACGCGAAGGCAATTGGTAGCAGTTGGAAAACGTGCAACTGTTATGTAATTGCGGTTGAAAATACAGAGCCTTATGGCGTTGCTGTTTATCGCTATGATGTTGATGTACTCGATAACGGCTGGAAGTTATGCTGTAGGGCATTACGACAATGGCGCGATTACAACGCAACAATTTCAAAAAATGAAACGCCAAAAGCGTATGGCGATTGTGTTTACGATATTGAATTGCCCGCGTGGGCAGAAAGGGTTTGAAATGAATAAAGAAAAACTAAACGAACAACGGGTTAAGCAGGAAGGGCTTATTCAGTCACTTGCAAATCAACAAACGGTTTTGCACAAATCGCGCGTTGATGTGTATTCGCTATTGAGCGAAGGATGCCTGTATGAAGTACACGTTGAAACAGAAAACTACAGTAAAACGCGCGAAGAATTGAACTGTTCGCCAAATGTTGTTGGGGTTTGGCACGTTCCCAGTATCTTGGGCAGATTAGAGCGTTTGACAAATCCTCAAGAAGTTACATTGATTGCAAATGAATTGATGTATGAACTGTATGAAATTACACCGTACGTGGCTACAGATTTTGGTTTACAACTTGATGAACCTGAATCGGGTGACCAAGATGCTGCGGATGATATGAAAGAAAGGGAGTTTTTGAATGATTGACAAAACAACAGAAAAACTAGGTTGCGTGGGGTTGTTTTTTGTAGTGTTTGCAACACTTTTAATGCTTGCAGTACGGGGCTTTGCATTTGGTGTTGGTGTGTATTTTGCGTTTCGCGTTTTGGGAGTTGAAATATGAAGAACAGTATATTTTTCTCAAAAACGTACGAAGAAATGCAGGTTGCAATCGCAATAAAAAAAGCAAACGATTATGAAAACGGAACAACAAAATGGCAATTTGATAAACTGCGCAAGCGAATTATTGAACTTGAAAGTGAACTTGAAAAAATGAAAGGCGTAACGAATGAACGAAATAGAAACAACAATTGACAGGGGTGCAGAATGGAAAAAAACGCTTGAACTTATGGCGGGGCTTTTTCCAAAGTGGGCGGTTACGCCACAACAATTTAATTCGTGGAAGGAACAATTCGGGATGCTAAACCCAGAGTGGTTTCGTGAAGCATTGAAAGTTGTATACCATCGCTATAATTCTGAAACGCCAAAACCCAAATGGGTGGCGGATGCGTTCAAAGAGGTACGTGCTGGGCATCGCGGCGTACCTTTAACCGAAAGCGATAGCGCAGAATCGCAACGGCAAAAAGCAATACAAGAACGAAAAGAAGAAGAATATCAAGTGAATTTGGAACGCGAAAACGCTTGGCTGGTTGTTGCAAGTTGGGATAACGAAGAACGAATAAACTGGGCTACACAATTCAAAGAACGATTTGAGGGGATTGCAGAACTTAACGATACGGCGAATATGAATACATGGTCTAAAACATTTGCACAATTTGTAAAAGCATTTCGGGTAGTTGAGGAACGAAACGCATGAACGGAATAAAATCAAGCAAGGCAACAACACCATTTTCAAAGTTGTCGCAACGTTGCCAAAATATTTTGATTGAAATGAAAAAAAAAGAATGGACAAGCAGAATTGAAATATCAAAAACCTTAGATATAACAGTTGCGCAAATAACTTCATCAATGGAGTTATTGAAATACCACGGCTATAAATTTGATTCGCGCATAATTGAAAATAAAAATTATTATGAATACAGGTTTACGGATGGTGAACAACGTGAGCAGGTTCAAAGGCTTGCCACACGAAGCGTAAACGCCAGCCTAGAGCGTTTGATAATCGAAATGAACCGTATCCGCAATACGTCAAACGAGCGCGGTATACGCAAAATAGCGAGTAATGCGCTTGAAGCGTGCGGTTTATTGACGGATTAGGGCGGGTTTTGTACCTTTTCGCTGAATAATGACAAAAAAATGGTAAAATTGCCACATATTGGCTACATTGAGCCGATAAGTTTGTATAATGGAAAGCATGTCAAACGAACAAACAACAAAAGGAAACGAAACAATGAACAAACTAAACATCATCATCAAAAAGAACAGAAGCAACAAAGAAGTGGCATTCAAGATTGTGCGAAGTTGTGGTCAACTTCTCAAAAGAAGAATGAAATTAAACGATGCGTACTTCATGCTCGCAAACGGTTCAGCAAGAATCGCAAAAGATTTTTGAACAAACACAAACCCCAAAACGAAAGGCAAAACAAAATGACAAACGAAACAACAAACAAAGAAACAATCGACACAATCAGTCTTTCGCAGTTGGTTGATATTGTTGAACAGGCAGAGGATGAAATCCTTGAAGAAACAGATGAAACAATGGCTTTTCTTCGTATGAAGAATTATCAACAATTGAGTATGCTTCTCGACTATTTGCGAATGGCAAAAAGAGCAACAGGTGAACGACAGCAAATGATTTTGGAATATGCCAAGAAGCACTACAAAAGTTTGTACACTCGGCAACAGCAAAAAGTCGAGTTCATACAGCCTCTTTTACGCAGCGTATCTTTTACTTAATAAACCGCCGAAAAACAGAAAGGGAAAATGAAAATGGAACAAAGAAAATATGACATCAAAGGCATGACCGTCAATGGAAGGGAATTGCTTGCACTGATGGGTAATTCATTTGGAATCAGCGGTGGGGCTTGGCTAGATGAGAAGAATGTTCATAATCTCACAGACAAAGCAATTGAAGGAATTGTTTTTATGTTGTGGACTATGAAGAATCTTCCACCAGACAAAGAAAAAGACAAGCAACTGGTGTTGAAAGAACTTGGCAATGGGTTGTGGGAAGATAATGAATAAACCGCCGCAAGGCACAACGAAAGGATAGCACAATGAAATATTTGAAATTATTACTTGAAGCCACAATAGAATTTTTAACGGTGGGGTTGAGCAGCAGACCACATAACGGCGGTGAAAAATGAAAACAGCAATTTATTCAATTCAATACAGCAATTGCAAAGAACAACCAAAATGCTTTATTCAACACAGACCAGCATTAGCCTGTTTTAATCGTGAGGCTAGCCGTCTAAGAAAGGGCGATGTATCTTGGGGTTCTGTTAGGCTGGTTAAATGGGAAGCAACAGGAACGCCGCGCAGCGTTGCAAGTGCAATGGTTGAAATTGGTTCAGCGATTTCGGGTGGTATTCCAATTCGACAAATAAACAATCAGGCGATTGTGCAAATGGCAAAAATAGAATCGTGGATTCTCCAAGAACAGGTAAGTATTTTGGCGTAATCTGCTAGAATATAATTGGTATCGGTATACGCGATACTTTAACATATCCCCCTTGACCCCTGCCGAGTTTTTTCGTTTACTTGGTAGGGGTTCTTTTTTGGGGGCATTATATTTTTTTTAATGTGCAATAATAAAATAGCCGAAACGTATATTATTGGAGTAATTAAAATGGCAGAAATTAGGGGAATTGATGTAAACGAAATTTCAAACGCTGCGTTGCGCTGGGCAAAACACGCGCAACATCGCCACGGTTACGGAAAATGGGAACTGGACGAATTGCACAATGAGGCGTTTATTATTACTGCGCACTTGGTTGAATCTGGACGTTACGACCCCACCAAGGCGAAGTTGATTACGTTTCTATCTTACGCATTACCTTTTGAAGTTAGGCGAAAATATAGGCGTATGAATGGCGAAAGATTGCTTACAAATAAAGAAGGCAAAAAAGAATACCAGCGCAAAGAATATGTTAGCAGTGATATAATTGAATCGGCGGAAACCAATTATGATGGTACACTACAAACAATTGAACCCAAGCCAAATAGCGAATGGGCAAGGGCTAGGATTGCAGGGTTTACGGCTAGGGAATTGACAAAACGCGGGCTGAGTTACAAACAACAAAAACAACAGGCGGAGCAATTCAGAAATGACCAACGGAAATCAAAAGGGCAAACGCGGTGAACGGTTTGTTGCGCAATGGCTTAGGGATTCTTTTGGATGTAAAGCGCGGCGGGGGAAACAATACTGTGGGCTAGAAGGAAATGCCGATGTGGTTGGCGGGTTTCCAAACACGCACTGCGAAGTTAAATTTGTGGAATCCCTGAATTTGTACAAGGCAATGCATCAAGCAATAAACGAATGTGGGCAGTCAATACCGTATGTTGCACATAAAAAAAATCGGCAAGAACTCTTGATAACAGTACGCGCAAAAGATTTATTAGCATTTTCTTTGGCAGTGGTCGAGCAAGATGCGATAAACAAACGATGACAAAAGATAATCAAAATGGTTGGGGCGAACATAAGCGCCTCGTTTTACATAGGCTTGGAGCAATAGAAAATGATTTACACACAATTGAAAAGCGCTTGGCACGAATGGAAAAACAAATGGCAGTGCAAGCAAGCCAAGCGCGTTTGGTTGCTGGTGCAATCGGCGCAGTTGCGGGTTTGTTACCTGCTGTTATTACCATTATTGTTAGCAGGTTGTAGCATGTTTGATTTTATGACAACAAACAAGCCCACGTTTGCGGATGATATGCAAGAACTTGTTGTGGATACTGCGCAGCACGCAACGCAGGAACTGGCTGTTCTTTCTTGGGTTGGTGGATTGGCAACAATGGCGGGCGTTGTCGCGCTAGTTATTACGCGCGGTGCAATGGGAATGCGTGCAATCATCATTGGGTGTTTGCTTATTGTGTTAAACTTTGCCATAGCGAATTATCTTTCTTGGATTTTGGTGCCTGTTCTTGTAGCAACTGGCGCAATTAGTTTATCTTGGTCGTATGTTACGATTAAAGAAATGTTACTTAAAAAAAAGGAATGCGAACATGATGTTAGCAACGATTAGTGATATGTTGGGGAATATGTGGTGGACGGCTCTGGTGGGTGTGGTTTGTTTTGTTGGCGGTGTGTATTTTTCATCAACAATAAAAAGTAAGATGGGCAGATAAACCAAATGCCAAATGGCGAACCAGAAAAATACGCTGTTAAGGTTGACCATTTAGGCGCAATAATTCCTGCACCAACAAAAGAACTATTGGAAGAGGTAGCGCGTGGGGTTCATTTAGCGGTTGCTGGTTCTGCGATGGTTGATATGCAAGACAAAGACAACCCCCTACCAAATTGGGATACGCTGCCCGATAACGTTAAGAACTATTGGAGAGAGGGCGCACGATGTTCGTACGCGATTATCGCATTACACGGCGGTGGTTCGGTTGAACAACTGAAGCCAGATGCCAAGTAGACCGCGAACATTCTGCATCAACGGTTGCAAAGCACAATCAATATCAGACTCCCGATTGTGTGCAACCTGCGATGCAGTGCGGCAGAAAAAGATAGATGCAAGGCGGGCGGTAATTGCGAAGAAACGTACAGCAAGGTTTGGTACATCGCGCGAACAAGGTTACGATTGGCAGTGGGAAAAAGTGTCTAAGCACGTAAGGCGAAACGAACCAATTTGCCGAATGTGCAAGAATGCACTAGCCAGTTGCGTTGACCATATCGTGCCGATTAAACAGGGTGGTGAACGTTTAGCAATTGATAACTTGCAGCCATTATGCCACAAATGCCACGCCGTCAAGACCGCACAGGACGTTAGCCGATACAAAGTGGTATGATACGGATAACGCGCACGAATGCAGGGGGGGCGGTTCTAATCGCTACAGGGCTGCGCTACCGTAT